GTTTATATTTGTCAACAAAAAAGCAAAAACAGGGATTAACTCGATAAATAAATACAAAAAAACCAGCACGAAGCTGGTTTCTTATCACCCTGAGGTGTTAACCACTAGAACTTATCTTAGATAACGTTCATGTCGAGGCATGTAACTGTACCGTAGAAGTCAGCACGAACCATCTTCTTACCGTAGCGAGTCATCACACCCTTACGTGGTGTGAAATCCTCAGGCTGGAAGATGGTAGGAGTAACGATTAATGGTACGTATGGAGCGTAAACAAATCCTGTCTCAAGGTAGCTTCCGCCCTTATAGCCAACAAGGATCTTGTTGCGTGGGAAGTACGGGTCTTTGTAAACTGTGAAACGGTTTGAAAGAGTACCAATCTTCTCTGCACCCATTGTAAATGGAGCACCAACTTGTCCGTCACCGTCAAGGCTATAGCTTGGTCGATAAAGAACAGATGCTTCAAGGATAGTTGCAACGTCAGGAGAAACTACGATAAAGTTCGCAGAACCACGTAGAGTCTTTCTGTGAATCTCATTAGCAACGTCAATAACTGTCTCAGTTAAAGTCTCATACCACTCGCGAACTGTACCAGTAAATGCTGGACCAGGGTTAAGTGTTGAAGTACGAGCAATCTCATCACCAGTACGCTTATTAACAAATTTACCAGGTGAACGACTCCAGAAGAAGTTTGCACCCTTAGCACCATGAAGAAGATCTCCAAGAATCTCACGATCAATCTCAAGAGCAATCTGCTCAGAAAGAATCTGAGTAAGCTCAACCTCAGCGTCCATTGAGTGGTACGCGTTAAGGTCTTGCGCCAACTCAGGACTCCAACGTGCACGTAACTTACGTGTTTGTGCAGTTACAGGAATTGACTCAATCTTGATATCAATCTCTGGGATTACAGGAGAAATATCTCCACCGTTAGCTGCCATATTGCTTTCGAATGCTGGATCGAAATCAACCTCACCACTTGCAGAATCAACTGACTGCGAAGAACTCTTTACAAATGAAACTGTAAGATTTCTATTTGTAGCAAAGTCGTCGTCATTATCGTCGATGTCGTCAGCACTTTTGCGAACAACAAACAAAATATGTGTATCAGCGCTATCCATTGAAGCTAAAGAGTCAGGTGTAAATAAACCCTTAGCAGAGTCATATGTTCCAAGCTGTGTAAGTCTTCGAACGTTCAATGCAGAACCACTTTGTACTGCTGATGGAATGCTTTCAAGCTTACCAACTGCTGTTGCATCAGCAACTTTCTTTAACACAATGTCTTTAATCATTGTAGAATCTGCACCTGACAAAGGCGATACAGTTGAGTTAGCGCCGGCGCCATCATCAACACGTGTAGCTTGTACTGGAAGCAATAAGAATGCATATTTCTCCCCAAGACCACCATCAGCAGCTGGAATAATTCTCTCAAGAATTTGTGGGTCATGCTGAATAAGTCGAAGGTCTTTTGAAGAGCTAGCTGAAATGTTACCGTCCTCAGTAAGTGCACCAGTTGCTGCTGCAAATGCTCCTGCTAGTGCTTGAAACTCTACAATACCTTCTTTATCATTATTTTCACCGGTCAAGGTACCTAAAAGTATACGTGCAGCTGTTTCATTGTGATTACCAGCACCTTCGTTTTTAGCTGCTGCTAGCTGGTGTACACGTGAGAAGCCAGCGCCTGCAAGGTCGTATTGACCACCTACAGCGTCTGCACCACCTTGGATGTCTTTGCCGCTAGGTTGTCCATAAATGCTTTGACCTTTTGAGTAAGGACCTGCATCACTACCATATGTATAGTCTAAGTAGAAAAGAAGACCGCTTGGTAGACTCATTGGTTGAATTGAAACTAGCTCATTTGCTACCAATCCACCAAATACGCGACGAACGATAGGGAAAGCAATGTTAGTGAAACCACCAACCTGATCGCCACCCATAGTATTACTCTCACGAAGAACTTGTGCAGCTTGGTTCTCAAGAAGAGTAGCCATGTTCTCACGGTGTACATCGTCCATGCCTCTTAGGAGGCCTGTGCGAGACCATTTCTCAACGAGGCGCTTATTTTGCTGGCCTACGTGGCGGTCTCTAATACCTTCTGTTAATTTATTAAGTGTAAAACTCATTTTTAATCCTTTATAATTCTAATAAAATTCTTACTTTTTGATTCCTGCTAGAGTAGCCCAACGATCTAGAGCAACTGACTCATTAAGATTTTGAGCGCTGCGAACTGGTCTTGAAGAAGAACTCATTGGTCTTCTAGAAGCACCTTCTGTCAAGTTGTTTCTACGTTGTGCAGGTCTTCCGCTTACAAGTGACTTAGAAAGGCTTTCAAATAGAATCTTGGCCTCGCCTAATGTCTTTGCTTCGTCTAGAGATTCAACAATGTGGCGTTGTTGCTTAATCGATAAATCTCTATTTTGCATGAGCTTGTTTGCATAAAGAAGCTTCGCGTTAAAGAGGTTCATTTCGGTGAGTTGACTCTTCATTCCACGAAGAGCCTTTTTATATTGAGAAAGCTTGCTTTCTAGCATACGATTCTTGCGTACAACTTTTGCAGCTTTAATTTTCATTTCATGTAATTTGTTAAGCTCTACGCCATCAACAAATAATTCACCCTCTAAAGAACCGCCTCCAAAGTGTGATGCCATATCTTTAGCTTCACCTTCACGAAGAGCCTTCATTCTCCCAATCTCTCTTCTAAGCATATTTTCATCAATTTCTAAAACACGGTCTCTTCCATATGACTCATAGACTGACTCCATGTCACCTGATGCTAGATTTTCAGAATCTGTCTCTAAGTCAGATTCCATATCAGACTCTTCAGTCTCAAAGATGCCTTCTAAGTCTAAAGGCTCTTCGCCTTCGTCATCTCCTTCGTCATCTTCTGACATAATTCCAGCCATTGCTGCTAACTGTTCTACAGTTGTATCTTTATTTACTGAAGATTCTGGTGCATCATCTTCATCTGTTTCTACTGGTGCATCATCATCATTATCGTCACTACCACCTAGATCATCAAAAGATAACTCCTCGGCGTCGCTATCTTCTTCTTCTGAATCTTTTTCTTCTTCATCTTCAAACAGATTCATTTCTAGTAGATCTTCTAATGACTCATCAATTAATTTACGACGTCTTCTAGTCATATTGTCAAGCTCCTTTATTAGTTTATAATATTCTTTCAATATTGTTTTGTTATTTCTAACTATCTTATTATTTTTGATATTTTTAATTTCTTTAACTATTTTTTTAAATAAAAGATTTATTCGTCTTTTACTAGATAAAGAACTGCCGCTATTCTCTGCTAAAAGCCTTGCTTTTTGAATTGTCTTTAAGCCTTCTTTAAGATTGTTTATTTTTTCACTGATATCATCTTTTTTAGCTTTTGCAGAAATAAAATTATTTAATATTCTTCTAGAGTCTTCGTCCAATGTTATTTCATTAACAGACTCATTTTCATCATTGTCATACATTCCGCATTCATCATTTGACTCAGAACCGCATTCTTCTTCTTTCTCTTCTTTTTCATTACCCATGATTTTCTTTTCAACCATAAGTTTTATTTGTGGTGACATTGACTCTATTATTTGCTGTTTAACTTTTTCTTCAGCTGATAATTTTATTTGTTCTGCAGCATTTATTGCTTCAAGATATAGATTGTTCATTGAATACTCACTAATTTATTTTACATTATTTATATATCTTACAAGTTTTTAATTTTTATAAAAGTCAACATTTTCGATGTCTATTTGTTCTTTATCACAACTATCTAACAAGTCTTCAAAGGTAGAAACTCCTTTGTTAAAATTATTAGCTGACTTTTTCTTCTTTTTTATAACTCTTTTTAAACCAACAGTTTCAGCACCATCTGTAGTTGGGATCATGTCAATATTAATATCGTCTGTCTGCCCTTTAATGCTAACTTTCACCTTGCTTTGTCCGTATCCTTTATAATTTTTAGCAGATCTTGAAGTTGGTAAATTTCTTCTATTTGCTGGTGCATCAGAAGTATTCGTAGAAGCCATTGCGTTTTTATACATGCTTCCTTTCCCACCACTTCTTACATAAATTGCACCGCTCATAAATCCATTTCTTTTTTCCAAAAGTATAGCTTCTCTTATATAACTTGTTAAAAATTCTTCTGAAACAACATCACCATAATTTATTTTGCCTGCTGAAAGTCCTATTACACCTGCCATGCTATTTCCTAAACCGCCAAGACTTGATATATCTCTGCTCTTATGAGCTAAACTATCTGTAGCTCCTCTATGAAAAGATGAATGCGACTTTGCTTCAATACCCGCTTCAAATTCATCATATTCTTCTTCACTATCAATTAGACCAGCAAATATTGCTAAGTCTTTAATAGTTGTGTTTGGTGTTACTTGAATAGAATTTTCTTCATATTCATCATAGTCATAATCGCTCTTAGGAGAGCTTAAAGCATCTCCCATGTTCCAGTCTCTACCAATACCACTATTAGGATCACCACCTAAAGAACCAATACCTAACCCAGTTCTACCGTCATACCCAAATGCACCGCCTTTTGCATTAGGATTACTATTACCGTTATATATTGGTGCTTTAGGCATATTCTACAAACTCAAATCTCAAGGTTGGTTGTAATCAATGTTAGTATCAGGATCAGGACTTTTAGCCTCGCCGAAAACAGGAGAGTCTTCAGAAGCACCTAGCGCACTATAGTGTTTACTAAAGAACTTGCCGATACGAGCAGACTCTTCGCCTGCGTTATTTCTTTTATCTGACCAACCAAATCCTCTTTCAGTAAACTGTGATGTTTGTTGGTCATTATTAGCAAATGTTGCATCATTAATATTTGGTGCAATAAGGTTAGGACCTTTTTTATTAGGCTTGTCAGCTTGTTCTGTCACGTCACTAAACATTGTTCCTTCTGCTGTTCTTCCTGCGCCTATAGATCTTAAGCTTGTGCCGTTGTTAAAGTCAGGATTACCTTCTCCTACTCGTGAATCTAAATCTTCAAAAGTGCTAATACTTGCCTCAAATATATTATCTAGACCTCCTACGTCAAATCTAAACAATGAAGCTAAGTCTGACCTTGCAATACCTAGCTTTTCACTAACCGTGCGAGCTTCGTTTTTTTCTTGATATTTGGCTCTTTGGTCGTCCATCTGGTTGTTTTTTGTTGTAGCGTTTGTAAATTTGTTACCGGGTGCTCTATAACCTGCCATAAGAAGATCCTTTCTTGAACTTTAAATAATATTATTAGATACCTTTAAGTATACGACTTTTAAGCTCTCTTTTAACTTCTTGAAGTCTTTTAAGTTCTTCTATCATTTTAGCTTCTTTGATTTTGCAAGCCTGATAGTAATTCATGCACTTAGAAAGAGTATCAGCATAGCTTGTTGCATCAACTTCTCTTACTTTTTTGTGAACGTCTGATGGATGTTTCATCTTAAGTTCTAAAGTTTCATTTAAACGAGTGCGCTCTTCTTTAACTAATCTTCTAATTGTCGCAGGTGTAATTTCAACCATTCTTTCTCTAGTTCTAGACATAAATAAACTCCATTTAATGTTTCTTGTTTAATTAATATATTCTTAAATATGTCTAAAAACATTATTTTATAAAAACTTTCTTTTATTTATCTGAAAATGCTAAAGCTGCCCAGTTATTTGAAGCGCCTCCAAACATCTCCATAGGGTCAGACTCACTAGCTATCTGACTGTATGTATCTGTAGGTTTTGGCTTAAATTGATTAGGTCTATCCGCAGTGTTCTGTTCTTGCAAAGTTGTTTGCGCTGTATCTTCAAGAATAGATGCCATAATAGGATCGCTAGTAGCTTGAGAAATTATCTGTTTTGTCTTTTGCTCAAAATTAGGATTAACTACCTTGTTTGTGTTTTTTCTTTCTTCTGGCATCATTTCCTGTTTAAAAGTAACATTTTTTTCTAGACTTAAGCTTTCATTAAGCGAAGCTGTATCTCCTCCACTTAGACCTTCTGCTAGTAATTCTACTAAACACTCTTTTACAATGCTCTTAAGCATACTTCTACTTACTTTTGCCATTATATTTCCTACACATTAACAGTAATATCATCGCCGCTAAACTTTTCAACGATATTGTCAAATTCAATTCTTTCTATTGTTGTAAGTCCTGCTAGAATTGTTCCTGAAGCTACTGTATCTGGCAAGTAAATATTAACGCACCTAATACTAAGCGGAAAAGAATCAGTATTTTGATTTACAACAATTAAGTTTTCATTTGCAGCATCTTTTCTAGAAAATGCTAAACTCATAGCAGATGCATTTGGAGATCGCACTTGAATCCATTGTGAAACTTTATCTAATTTTACAACTTTTAAAGTAACAAAATCTGCTGTTAAATTGTCATCTTTCTTTTCATCTGCATGAATTTGATTATCACCTGCAGCTCCTCCACCATCGCCGTCATCATTAAAAATAGCTGTGTCAGCAACCCCAGATAAAGATTCAAAAGTTGTTACAGCTTGACCTTGGCCGCCAGCAACAGCGGTTCCTACAATTAAACCGTCTGATTTTCTTACTACTATTTTTGTTGCAGTTGATATGTCAATAATTCTTGGAACAGCACTAATTTGGTATTCTGGAACAAAATTATGTCCGACTGATCTTGGTATATGTGATATTGCCATTATTTCCACTCCAATATATCATTAAAAATTCTATCTATTCTATCTGTTTTGTTAAATACATTATTTATAAATTGAGGAGAAACTTCTTTTCCTTCTTTCATCATAAAAGCACCAGGAGTAGAAGGCTCGCTTACAAAGTCCCAACAAATAAGTTGAAAGTCATCCTGTACAATTTGTTTATTACCTTCAGATCTTGTACTACCAACACCTCTCGAAGATATTCCTAAAGTTACGCCGCTTTCAACTAAAGATTGAAGTATTTTTCCGCTTGGTGTATTAAGGATTTCTACTTCTCCATAAACTATGTTACCTTCCATATAAGCTTTTTTAATATTATGAGAAGCGTTTTTAAGCTCAACGACAGAAGAATCAGGATGGTCTAATTCACCAAGTGCTCTATTTTCTTGTATAAACTTTTGATAATTTCTTATTTCTCTTTCAAGAATTTCACGAGGATACACACGTCCGTTTTGATTTAAAGTTTCTGCTTTTTGCAAAATTCCTTTCATTATTAAAGGTGATCCTGTTTCTCTCTGTTCCTTTATTACTTTAGGGTCGTATTCAAAATTAACCCATTCTGTTATTAGTCTTTGCGCACCCATTTTACTCTCCTTGTAGTTCTTCTTTTAATTTTGAAACAATTAAAAATTTTTGAAGATTTTCTTTAGAAAGATCATTTTCGTTTAGACTTTCTATACTGTTTTTTACATTTGTATTTTTTTGTGTTAATATTTTATTATTACATTTGTTAATATAGTTTTCAAGAGTTAACAAACAAGAAGTTTTTAAATTTTTATATTCTTTAACAATACTTTTATCGTCCTCTTCTATAAATGAAGAAATTAAAGACTTTTGAGTTTGATTTAATAAGCTATCATATTTTTCGCTAAACAAATTTTTCATTAAGTTATATGTCAAAGAGTCTATTTTTTTAGGAACATTGTTAATTATTTGTTTTTTACTAGTTAAACTTTCATGTAAAGCAATTTCATATTCTGTTGCTTTATCAAAGTTACTATTGTTACTTCTCCACTCATTTAGTAATGTTTGAATTGTTGCGTATATTCTGTAGTTTTTGACTTTTTCTTCAAAAATCTTACCTTTTCCAAACATGTAGTTTAAATCTTTTATAAGTAAAGATTTTTCTTTTTCTAGTTGTTTATTGTCAAACATAGTATTACAAGCTTTTTTAGCTTCATTAATTATTGAACCAGCTAGTTGATCAGATACTTCTTTTGTTGAAGCTAACGCTTTAAAAAGCTTATACTCTTTATTGAGTTGCGTGCCTTTTTTAAAGTGATTTTCTATAATTTTAGTTGCAACAGCAGCATCTTCTTTATTATTATTCAAAAGGCACTCACAAATAAAATTTATTATTTGCTCGTATATAATCCCTACATTTCTTTTCTTATTGTGTGATCTAGACATTAATCGTTTTCCTCATCACTAAACAAATTATCATCTATAAGTATATCGAAATCTTTATCGTTTATTTCTTTTTCTTCTCTTAATAAAGTATTTTTCTGGCTAATTCCTAAAGAGTCAGACATTTTACTTAAATCTTTATTCATTCTTTTAGAAAACTGTTTGTCGATATAATCACTAATTACAGGACTTTGTGGTAAAACATTATCCATTAAATCTTTTGACTTTATGTTTTGATTTTTAGACCTTACTATTGAAGAAAACGAGTCTTTGTAAATGCCTGTATGCTGTGAGCCTGAAATTGTACTCACAGGATTAAAATCCTTACTGGTATAAATCTTATTTACATTAGAAGATGAACTAGCTTTTATAGGAATATCTTCACCTGCCATGTTTTTCTTTACTTTTTTATCATCTTCATCTTCTTCGATAAGGCTGTCGTATACGTTTATTTCGTCTTCAGACATTATTTTACCTGATCTTTTTTCAGATGCAAAAAGATCGCTTAATCCGCCGCCACCACCTGCGTCATCTCCCCCTGAACCCGCGTCGCTATCTCCTGCGTCTCCGCCACCAAACAAATCTGCTCCTCCGTCACTGTCACTACTTCCGCTATCATCTTGATTTTCATCACCAAACGACATGCTATTTTCTTGAGGAAGCTGGACTGATTCAAGCTCCATATCTCTAAGCTTATCTTTTTCTCGACCTCTTTCAATTCTATAAATTTCATCGTCGTTTAGATCAATAATATGTTTTCTAATCCATTCTTTATCGACAAAACCTTCTGGAGCTTGGCCTGCTATCTCAAACTTTGTTCTTATTAGTTCAAGCTTCTGTTGCTGAGCAATACTAGAAGGATTACTAAGCTTTAATTCAAAATCAAGAATATTTTCTTCTGTGTATCCGTGAACGTACAAGTGTATCATTGCTATTTTATTTAGCTCTGAAATTATTGTTTTTTGAATTCTTTGTATTGTTCTGCTAAATCTAATATCTTCTTGTGCTAAAGTTGCTTTTGCGCCTATATCTTCGTCATAGCCTAAATAAGCTTTTGGAATTTTAAGTGCAGCAAAAAGCTTTTTTTGTATATATTCAACGTCTTCAATTGCAGTAGTATTTGAACCACCTGCTAGCGTATCAATTCTTGTACCAGTATCTCCACCTCTAACAGGCAAGAAATAATCTTCATCAACTGACAAAGGATTGTACCTAAGATCGACTTGGCCAGTATTTTTATCAATTACAGCATTTCTTTTAAGAGAAGTTTGTGCTTGCTCTAAATAGTCTGCAATATTTTCAGGTGGTATATTGCCGACATCAATGTAGAAAACTCGGCGCTCGGGTGACCTAATTACTCTATATACCAACATAGCATCTTCAATAAGAATTAACTGGCGCCAAACTCTTCTGGCACCTTCTAAAACTGAAGATCCGTATGGTAAAAATGCATCATTACCTAAAAGTCTAAAGTGTGATATTTGCCAATTTTCAAGAATTTTATTACCTTGTGTAACCCATCTAAATCTGACTGCACCAGGATCTTCAGGATCAAAACCTTCATCTCTTTCCATTTCTGAGATAGGTATTGGAAAAACATTTATCACCCCATATTCAGGATGTATATCGTTAAATAGAAAAAAGTCGCCATACTTACATAAATTTCTAACCCACATTGCTAAGTTAAAGTCAATATTTAGAGTATCATAAAAAAGTTCATTTAAAATTTTCTTTATCATTCTATTTTCAGAATAAATGTGAAGTACTTGTCCTTCAACGTCAGGTGAAACACACTCTTCAGAGTATATATCTAAGGCTGAACTTATTTCTGGCGTTGCTTCCATTTCTGAAAAGTCGCTATATCTTGCCATTCTATCGTAAGAGCCATAAGCACTTAAAGTAGAATTATAGACATCACTATGTGCTTTTTTAAATACTTCAAGTGAAGACTTTGAGCTAGATAAGTTTTTTTGTGTTTTAACTTTTCTTCTTATTACTGGACCTGATCTAAATAGATCTGTTAGCTTTTTAAATAAATTTGGGTTTTCTTTTGCCATTTATTATTTTCCAATCAACCAACTTAAATCGCCAAGTGGGTTTTTTCTAGTAATGTTTTTATTATTACTGTTAAATTTATTATCTGGCATATAAACAGGAATAAATGGATTAACAGCATTTTGATTATTTTTATAAAAAGGTGATGGTGATATTGTATTATTTATTTTATTGTTGTTAACTTCCATTCCTCTTAATATTGCATCTGCTTGTTGAATTTGACTAGCGTTATAAGTACTAGAATTACTTGCAGCAATCCAAGATCCAATTGCCAATGACATTATCAGGTCATCATTATAACCTTTCATAGCAGTAATTTTCTTACCATTCCAGATAAAAGTTTTTAGCTCTGCATAAAGTCTTTGTGATCTTGTTTTTATTTTTTTGTTTCTTAGACATTCTTCAAGATTAGCAAGTATCTTGTCTCTGCTTTCTTTACTTGTAGTAAAGCCTGCTTTTCCTAAGTTATCTCCTTCACCATATAAATAGCGATATTTTTCTTTTTCAGAACTAAAATAAATATTTTTATATGCAAGATCAGCTAATTTAACTAACATTGTATAGCCGTATGCATTGTTTTCAGGACATATCATTGCACTATTGAATCTTCTTGCAATATCGTATACAACAACAGCAAATTGATCTGGAGGAATTTTCCCTTTAAACTCAGCTGAAACTGAAAGCTTGTTTGTATTTATTACATGAAAAGTTGAATAATCACCACTATCGCCTCTTGCAATATCACATGATACAATATAGTTATTACCCTCCAAAGGATAATCCCAGTACCATATATTACCACTAGGGCCGCTTTTTTCTATAGGTGAATTTGTCATAATTCTTATGTCTTCTAAGACTTCATTTGATAAAAAAGTATCACCAGAAGAAGAAAAGTCGCAAAGCAATTCTTGCGCAACTTGCTTTTTCGACATGTTTTTTGTTTCTTTTTCAAACCAGACGTCATCTCTTTCTGGATGAACATCCCACATGAGCTTTATAGCGTTAAATTCGTTTTCTTTTCTTAAAGCTTTTGAATATATATCATGATATTGCCCGCCTACACCGTTTGGGGTCGAAAGAAGTATTGCACGGCCGCCTGTAGATAGTGTTGGATATAATCCCATCCATAACTCGTCAAAGTTTCTTACAAAAGCTGCCTCATCAACAATCAAAAGTGACAAAGCTTCTGATCGACCTGCATCTTCTGAAGTTGGTACAGCTTTTATTTGCGAGCCATTTGAAAATTCTACTTGCTGTTTGTTGTTTGCTGTTATTATTGGCACCAATAACCAATTTGGCATTGACTTAATATAAGTTTTTACTTTTCTTATAAAGTTTTGTGCAACAGCTAATTTTGTCGCGATGATAAGTATATTTTTTTCTTTATAAAAGCAGGCTTGCCAAACTGCATAAGCAGCAACTAAAGTTGAAAGACCTAATTGACGTGACTTAAGAATTATATTAAATCTATGATCATTAAAGTCTTGAACGCAATCGTCTTGAAAGTTAAAAGTATTAAAATTAATTAAGCCTTTTAGAGGATGTTGAATTTTTAAATACTTGTTCATAAAGTATACAGGATCTTTGCCACACTTTATTATTTCGTTGATTTGAGCGTTTCTTGACTTCATAAGTTTATTTTACTTCGTAGACATATGTACAGGAGTATTTAAGTTTTCTAAACGGACTATATGGACTAACAGTTAGTGTTTCGATGTTATCAGACATTCCGCATTTTTTAGTTACTAGTGATCTTTTTGATGCATCTTTGAACTCTGATTTAATGGTTCTAAGTCTTGAGTTAATCATCTCATTTGTTTCTTTTTTAACAAGTGATAATTGTAAATTTAACTCTGATTCTCTAGCAGCGTTAATTATTGTAACATATGTAATATGCATTTGGTTATCAATTAGCTTAGCTTTTGTCTTTCTCGCACCATCTTCAGATGTGTAGTTATATACGTTGTCAATTGCACTTGAAAGCCCTTGAATTAATTCAAAATCCATTTTAAACCTCTATTTTTTTCTGGTATATTTATTTAATTATATTAGGTCGCCAGCCTTTTTTCCATTTTTCTTTATTTATATAATAATATCTTAAATAGCATTCTTCACAAACTTTTTCTTTTTTGTACATTTCTATGTCTTCTACTGTATAGAACAAACTATTGCAAGAAGGACACGAAAGCGGAATAGACAGTTGATTAACAGGCCTTACGAATCTAATGCCATCTATATAGGCTTCTTCTAAATGTTTATCAATTTTATGCCATTTAACACTATCTATATTCGACATATGAATCTTTTCCTTTTAGCGATATTTCTAATTGTTTGTCAACAATATCTTTGATTGAATCAACATGTGATATTATTATAATTGTTTTGAAGTACTTTTTTAAACTTTTTAAAAGCATAGCACATGCGTCTATATTCGAATCATCTAAAGCGCCAAAACCTTCGTCAATAATAAAAACATCAGACTTAGGTAAAGAAGAAATATTAATAAGAGCAACTCTAATTGCTATTGATGTCATCATTTTTTCCATACCACTAGCACATTCAATAATTCTTCTAGAGTCACCATAATCTATGTAGACATCTAAGTTATTTTCATTATCTTCTATGGAAATCTTAAAATTTACAACACCACTTAGTATATTGTTAATTTCATTATTAATGCTAGGCAAGCAACTACTAATTAGCATTGAAGGAATTCCTTTTTTTGAATTTGCTAAGTTAAAAAAATCAAATATTTTCCACTCACTTAGTAAATTATTATAATCTTTTTTTTCTTTTATTAGATTGTTTAGTTTATTTTTTATTTCAATAAAGTCTTCTATGTTATTAGAAAGACTTCTCTCTTCAGAATAAATAAGTCCTGCTATCTCTTTTAACTCTGTTTTTAACTTATTGAACTTTACATTAAAACCATCATTAGTATAGTTTTGTAATTCTAAAATTATATTTTCAATATTATCTATGTCTTTACTTATACTTTTAATTTTATCAGACTTTACTTCTATTTTTTCCAAAAGACTTTTATTGTCAACTTTTAATTTATATTCTTTTTGTAAGACTTCATTGTATTTTTTTATTTTTTGATCTATATTTTCTTTCTTTAAAGCCTTTACAGTATTTTGCAAAGAAAATATTTCTATTTCAAATTTTCTAATGTCTTCTAATAACTCTTTAATATTGTTTTTTGATTCATAAGCGTTTTTAATAAATTTGCAGCCTGGAAATTTATCTTCGCAAGGAACCTCGTCAAGAATTTTAATTTCAGACTCTGCTGCTGAAAAGTCTTTTTTAATTTGGTCTCTTTTAAACTTGAAATCTTTTAGTTTATTTACTAAAACGCTAAGTTTTTCACTATCTTTTTCTAAGTCTTTAACAGGATAATTCAATTTAAATTTTTCAATTGATTCTAGACTTTGTGTATTTTCTTTAATTTTGTTTTTAATTAGTGCTAAATCTTTTTGAAGATCTTCTTTTAATATAAGAAGCGATGATAGCTGACTTTTTGCACTATGAAAGTCATATCCAGACGGATGATTTTTTATATTTTTTTCAATTTCTTTTATTTCTAATTTTAAATCAACTTCTTTATTTCTTAGTTTTTCTAAATTTTTATTAATATTTATTTTGTTTTTTTCGTTTTTAATCTTTTCTTCTTCAATATCTTTAATTAACACTGGCCAATTTTTCTCTGTAGAGTTTTTTAATTTGTTCTTGAGAACGATATAATTTTCTCTAGAGTTTTTAAAGATTTCTTCGTACAAATCTAAATTTAAAAATTTTGATAAAACAGCTCTTCTTGCAGATGATTTTTCTTTAATAAAAGTATTCATTTCTCCTTGCGAAGCAAACGAAGTATAAAGAAAGTCGTCTGCAGTTCCTATTAATCTTCTAACGATTTTATCTGTTTCTCTTCTTTGTTCTTCTGTAATATCACTGTTGCCTGACGATGTATTTTTAAGAGATAAATTAGTTGTTGCAGATGTTATGCCTTTTTTGTTTGTTTTTTTAATTGTTTCTCTTTTAACTTCATAATTTTCAGAGCCTATAGAAAATTTAACTTTTGCATCACAGAATCCCTTTCTAGTGTTTACAATATCTTGGTTTTTAATAGATCCTCTATCTGAGGTATTATATAAGGCATACATTAAGGTGCCGGGTATAGAAGATTTTCCTGTTCTGTTGTTTCCAAATAAACCAATTACGCCATTTAAGTTATTAAAGTTTATAAAATTATTTTTTCCATAGGAAAAAGTATTGTTAAATTCTAAAGAGCTAATTGACCAGTTACTAGAAGTAGAATCAAGAGCAATACTTGTTTTATCTAAACTTTCCTCATACAACTTGTTAATTTTTTCAAGTTCTTCTTGTGACAAATTACAGAAAAATTGGTTTAAAAGCTTTAATCTAGAATTTTTATTTCTTATGTCTAAGACATCGTTGACTTTATTGCTAGATAAATTATTTTTATTTAATACTGTATCTTTATTTAAGTTTTGAAAAACTATTTCTTTTGCATTTTTCTCGTGTTTCAGGTAGTGATAAAGTAGTTTTATTTCAGCTTGTGATATTGCTGACTGTGACTTTATTCTAAATCTTGAATTTTTTTTAACTTTTTCGCAAAATCTAATTGTATTTTCTATATTTTCTTGCCAGTTAATTGTTACATACGGGTAAGGATTGTTTAATTTAATAAAATTAGATTTAAAAGTATACTTATCATTAATTTCCCAAAGCAAATATCCTTTTTGAATATCTTCTCCGTAATTTTGTTGAATCGTTGATCCTGGATAGGCTACTCGTTTTTCTTTGTCTAAGAACTGGTATTTGTGAATATCACCTAGAAAACCGAAGTCAAACCCATCAAACATAGACAGATTAACTTCTCCTTCAAGCTCCCAGTCAACATCTGTTTTTGAACCCCATACTGCGCCATGAAAGCAAGCAATATTAATATCATTTTCAATAGGTAAAACGTTTTTCCAGTTTTCTTCGTCAAAACAACTAAAAACGCACCAGTTAAATATTTTTCCTTCTTTTGAAGTAAAAGCAGGATATACGCCACTTTTTTTATATAGAAAAATATTTTTATTATTTATAGCATTGACTATAGGAGTAATTGCATCTTGTCTATCTTTATTAAGAATAAGTCCGTCATGATTTCCTAAAATAATATGTGTAGGCGCTATATCTGCAAGAGAGTTAAACCACCAAGTTAAATTTTCTACTAATTCAGGAGAAATACTTTGTGTTTTTGAATGAACAATATCGCCTCCGAGGAAAATCATATCTGGGACATTTTTTTTAAGATTTTTAAAAAGATCTTCGAATACAATTTTATATTCTTCGTGTCTTTTTAAACTTCTCCAATGAATATCTGATATGTGTGCAATTTTAACTGTCATATTATAACCTTATAGAGTTGATATTTTTTTTAATAGATAATCAGTGTCAGAAAAAACTTTTGCTTGTTCTAACCTTTGTAAAAAATGATTTGAAGTCATTTCTCCAACATCTTCAAAACCTCGAGTATTAACGATATTAACCGTAATATTATATGTGTCTAATAGTTTTGCTATAGTTAAAGTTTTATGATAAACATCTGAATCTAAAGCAAGATTAACTGTAGTGTTATTTTTTATAATTTTTTTAAATAACAACATATCTTCTGTAAGTGATGAACCTAGCAGGCAAGTTGCGTTTTCATTGGTCTTAAGAAGATCAAGAGGCCCTTCAACAATTGTTAAAGGCTTTGACCAGTCAATGTTAATTTCATTAAATATAATATTTTTCTTTTGTATTGCTGCATTTTTGTATTTAAAGCCACTACTAGTGTCAACATCAATTTTTCTTGCTGTGTAAAAATTAATCTCACCGTTGGCATCGAGAGAAGGTAATATTAAATACCGTCTAAAGTCGCTATGCAGAGAATAACCAAGCCTTAAAAACCAAAACTTGTTTTTACTAGCGCCTCTTTTAATTGCATATTTAAAAACATCTCTTACGTCTGGGTCATTAGAGTTATATGCGTTAACTAGTAAGTCAAATTTTTGTGGAATTTCTACTTTTTCTTCAGATTCTTCGACTAAACTATGCCCTAAGAACTGTAATGTTTTTTCTGAAAGTATGTTGCTTTTTTTTAAAATTTTATTTTTTCCAAAATACTTTTGTGATTCTTCAGAAATTTTCTTTGAAATTCTTGACAGAAGATAAGATACATTTCTTCCTTTTTTATCACACAACCAGCAATGATACATGTTGCTTTCAAGATGTATTACCATTTTTAGCTTATTTTTATTAGGATGCTTACAAAAAGGACACCAAATGTTAGCGTTTAATCCGTCCTTAGAAATTGAAGTATCAATATATTTGCTTAAAAAATAGTATTTTTCTTCAGGAGTTTTCTTTATCATAATATAAAAGTGCCTTACAAATAACAAATGCGTCTGACATATCATAACAACATTCATCAAATTTTACAACACCTTTATTTACTCCTCTTGATATTGTTTTTATAGGCCAAGGAAAGTCATCATCTATACTGTTCTTAACCCATTCAAAGACTTGTTCCTTTGTGTTTTTATTTAGTTTTTTATTTATTTTTATTTGTAAATTTTTTCTCGCTGTGTTAACATTTATATATACAGGTTTTATATTAAATACTTCACAGCATAAATAAGATACAATACCGTTAAATCTATTTAATTGTGACAAAGTTCTAGCAGAAGAAAAGCCTTTACTGAAAGATTGAAATGCTTCTTCTATTGATAGCTCCATATTTTCTTCAAAAGAGTATTCTTCTTTATATAGATCAAATCTTTTTCTAACAAAATTTGACTTTTCAAATAAACATTTAATTTTTTTTAAATTAATAGAATCTAAGAGTATAATATCTTGATTCTTATCTAAAAAACAAACTCCTATTATAGAAGTAGAAATATCAAGCCCTACATATTTTACGTTTTTTTCCAATTAATAATCCATCTTTACTCTAAATAGAACATTATCACTATTTTTCTTAGCAAAAGGTTGTGATAGTTTAACTACAGCAACTTTATTTAAATTTTCATCATGTATGTCGATATCTGTAATATATGTAAAATCTTCATCTTTGTTAAAATCTGATTCATCAATTCTTAAATCACTTATATATGAATTGTTTCTAGAAAAATTTGAGCCTCCAGCAAATGCTGGCAAATTAATTTCAGATACATTTAAACATGCTGTTGTCTTTGTATTTATTTGAAAATTTGTTTTACCAAAATTATGTAAACCTACATGGCAAGTTCTTATAATTCCTTCATGATACAAAATATTACCTAGAGTATTCCATTTAGCATGTGGCGTTAAGCTATCAGCTCTATAAATTGTTCCTAGTCTAGTATCTTTTAAGTTTATTCTTATTCCACTTGTTAAAGGTAGTTCTACGTCTTTTAAGTTTAAAGTTTCTCTTTTGACTTTTTTATTAAAAAGCTGTTTTGAGATATAAAAATAGTTTGAAACATTTTCTAAAACTGTCGGCATTGTTTGCCATAGTGGCATATTTAATTTAAAATATGCTATATTGTTTTGTTCTTCTAGCGGTTTATAGTCAAAAACTTCTGTCTTAGAAAAAGAATTTTCCATTGACGAATAGTAGCTTCTTTGACATGGATTTGACATTGTGTTAAACAGCCCAGAAGCAGAGCTTAAATCTAAGATTATACTTCCATCTGTATTATTCTTTCTCCAAAAACTTAGTCTATTAATCGAGTCTTGATCTAGCTCATGTATATATAGTACATTTAAGTCATTAAAATAATTTGATAATGAAATATTTTTTAATTTGTCAGAAGTTTCTATAAAAGTTTGACTTTGCGGAAAAGAACTCTTTCCTTGTATTTGTGCTGAAGCACCCAATACAAAGCTTTGTATTTCCTGGTTTTCAAAATAAAAAAGTTTTCTACGACTATCAGACTCGTAGGTGTTTTGTGTATGTAACAAGTATTCATCAACAACTAGTCTATTTTGATTAAAGATGTTTGTTCTTAAAGCAGATTTATCTAAATAATTTAGTGACACAAAACCATAATCTATGTTTTTGTTTTTTCTTAAATGAACGCTTACGTTTTCATTATTTTTATACTTAAAAATTCTATTATTATAAAATTGATTCTGAATTCCATTATCATTAGGCAAAATCATATAATTTCTATATAATATGTTGTTATCTTGAAAGTCGACGTTTAATGAATTTATAGTTTGTTCATCTAAAATCTCTTCGCTAAATATTTTCTCTAAGAGATCGTCTGCAGTACCTCCAGACTTTGCAATTTTGTTTAATAGTTTAGCATTTTCGCCAATAATATTAGAAGGCTTTACTAAGAAACAGTCTTGATATCTATCTTCTTTAATTGAACCTCCAATTATAATGTTAGGCTGCGTTTCTCCAACAAAATCTCTTACAAAATGTTCTACAGATACTTCAGTACCGCCAGTATAGTTAAAAAAATATGGATTAATAGGATAATCATAAGAAATATTGTGTGTCTTTACCCTGAAATCCACCTCAGCTTGTGGCCACTTATTTTCATCTTCACCGTCAATTTCATAAACTCCAGTTAAATTTTCATCAATGTTTACAAAATTTGTTACATCTACAAGGCTTTGAGCAATTCCGCCACCAATACTAACTAATTCAAGCGTCTCATGCGTTTTTTGGTATGGAGCATTTAAATTAATTAGTCCTTTTTTTCTTACATTTTGTGATCTATAAAAGACAGGAACATAAAAAACTAAGCCATAATCTCTTATTTCATTTTCTATGTCTTTTACGCTATTTAGAAATATATCTTTTGATTTTTGACTATCAATAAAAGTATTATACACTCTAATATCGCAAATTTCTGCGTTAAGTGCCATACTCGTATTATTATCAATATAATCAGAATTGCTTGCGTTTAAAGAGTTGTTTAAAGTATATGTATTGTTAGGATCAGGCAAAGAAGTTAAAACATAGTCTATATTCGATCCTAATTTGATATGTTTATTTACATATGGACCTTCGTTGTCATCTAAAGCAAGATTGTTTTTTGAAAAAGCATGCAAAACAAAGTCACTGTTATTGTTCTTTTGAATATTAAATTTATTTCCAATTAAGATATAACTTCCTGAATTACTTTTTTCTATATCTTTGTTAGAAAAAACAATTTCTTTCAAAATACCATCAACGTTTAAAGATAGGTTATATCCACTTTCATTTTGGGTCATATTTTCTTTTAAACTAACAACAACGTTGTGCCAACAATTAAATTTTAATAAATTATCTTCACTTAAATAATTAAGATTATTGTTTTGAGATTCCAGTCTGCTTAAATCGAAATCTTGATTAGTTAAAGCATTATAAGTATCTTCGCCTGTTTGAATGTATAACCTAAAACCATCAGTTAATTCTTCTTCATCTAAGTTACTTCCTTTTACAATAAATATAGAGATAATACCTGGAATGCTTAATACACAACCCGGATTATAATGGAAGTTTTTTGTATTTTTTCTTCTTGGATTAATATAAAAGCTTACAGTAAAATCTTTGTTTTTATTAAAAGAGTATTGCAAAACACTATTATTCATTAAGTTTGGATATATCAAACAATTTTTGTGTGTTGTATCTTCTTTAAAATTACTATTAAAATTGTTTGATATATTAAAAAAATTTAAACTACTATAGTTATTAAAACCATGATCTAGTTCATAAAAATTATTTTGTTCTAAATCTCTATTGTAGTATTCATATAAATTCTTAGTAGAATTAACTTTCAAAACGTATTCACTATCTATTAAATAGTCAAAATTATAATTTTCAACTTTAAATTCAAAAGAGTCGTTATCTAAGCTTAAAAGTCCAAAGTTTTCCAATATATTTTTTTTATTTGTAAACAAAATGCCTTTGTTCATTGCATTTGCGTTGTCAATTTGTATTTGGTTTGTTAAGTTTGCAATGTATAAATTTTCAACATTTGATGCTAAAGTTTCTGCACTTTGCAGATCAGATTTAGCGCTTGTAATCTTATCTATTGTATTTCTATCATCATTAATAAAGGTACTATTTACATTATAGACTCTATCTTTTTTAATTTTAATGTTTGATAATTTTTGTCCTCCGTACACTCCTGCTGTAATCTCACTGCTAAAATGATCAATATCTAGTAATTCAAGCGAATTACAATTATCTGAAGCAAAAATGTACAAAAAGTCAGGATGCATTTCTACTTTATTAAATGCAATCATGTTTTTTTCGATAAGATTAAAAGTCATTCTAATAGTCTATTCTTATACTAATTGAAAGATCAACCTCAGGATTCTTTTCTATTGGTCTTGAAGTTTTCGCAATTGCTAAAAGACTATTTGAGCCATCATACAAACCAACTGTTGTAATATAAGAAAAAGGATCGTCCCCAGGATTGCTAATTACTCTAATAGAACCGTCTTCTTTTTTGTAAGTAGGGTTTCTAGAGTAATTAGCTTGACTAGGTCCGACTCTACATATGTAGATAGAAGAGTTGATATAAGTTTCATTAATAAAGCCTAAAGCTGTACTAAAGTCTCTTGTAAACCTAGATTCACAAATATGATCTATTATATTATCGATAGAACCAGAAACCCAAAAGTTAGGAATTAAACTTCCATCAAAATCAAGCGTTGATGCTGTAGGTGAAAATGCTGGCTCAGTTCCTGTAACTGCAGAAATAGAACCTGATATTGATTGATCAGGATCGAAGATTTTTTTTGCGTCTAAAACTACAATGCCTTTGTCATAAAAAATTAAACCCACATTTTCATCTTCACCAGCAGACGGATTGTCTTTTTTTAAAGTACCAACTGCACCGCAAATAGTAGTAATTCTAAGGTTATTTTTTGCTCCGTTGTCTGTAACAGCATTTATATTTGTACTGTTACTTACAATATTGATATTTGAACCAGAAACTGTATTGTGTGCGTCTTTAAAAAAAGTTAATGCAAATTGCTCTTTATCAAGCGCATCTCTTACAAACAATCTTTTTAAATTAATAAAGATTGCTTCATCAATTCTTTCTCTGTAAGTTAATTGATCTGAATTATCAACATGAGTAAAATCTTCATTAAATGGTGATGTAAAATACTCTTCACTGTTGCCTAACAAATATTTAGCATATTGTTTGTATATGTTGATTTTTTCTCTCATCATCAAAGTGTCGTTTGCAAATAAATATTTTCCACTTGCGTCGATACCTGTAAACTGCCCTGAGTTTTCTTCGTCCTCTAACCCTTGTGTTTTATCAAGTGTACTCTGAACTAAGTCTCCTCCATGGTAACATCCTATTGTAATATCTAGTAACTCATTAGATGTTTGCGTTTCGTAATCTTGATCAAATACGGTTTGAAATAATGAACTGGTTACAGGTGAAAGATCATCGATGCCTCCTGTTACAAACACTTCATATTTTCTTCTTGTGTTTAAGCTTGCACCGTCTTCATTTCGACCTGCAATATCTATAGACAGAATATCAACCAGCTGTTTGACAGTGGTTGTTTTTCTCATAGTATCTGCATCGCTTATTGGATAAAAGCTTTTAGTTAAATTAATTATTTCTCTTGCCATTACTACTTCCTTTATATAGTTAATTACACACTTTTAATTTCAACAGGAATCTTGATGAGTGCATTAGTCTTGTTACCGATGACCAAAATTTCAGTCTTTATTTTTGTCTTGTCGTTGTTTGTAGAGTAATACCTGTAACTACTATCTGTAACTACTCCTGAAGCTGTAACATTAAAATTAATTTTAACTTGTCCTTTAAACTCAGCAGTCTCTGTTAGGGCAGATGAATTAATTCTGTATGAAGTTATATTTCTTCCTGTGTTTATTACTCCGTTAGGGTTTGAAACTTTTAAAAGTTTATTAACAACCTTTACAACGAAAAAGTCATCAATTAATTGAGCTTTTGATAAATCAAAGTCTGTATCTTGATCAATAACAGTTTTAACCGCCACTTCAGCATTAATATTGCTGGATGATTGCTCTAAAGAAGATGTACTTAATGTTACTAAATTTGAAGAAGGTGTAACTACTTCTAAATTAGGATATGCAAAAACTTTTTCTGTATCATTTGACAATGTAATTAAAGGATATTTAATGCCGAGGTCTTGATTTGTTATTGCTTCAAAAATTGGTGTATTTTTTTCAATTTTTTCTTTTCCTAAAGGTACTCCGTACTGTTCAATTAACGAATAATCGACTTCATCATCTCCTAATACAAATTTTTGTACTTGAAAGGTGCCATCATTTTTTGCCAAAAGCTCCCGACCTTTTTCAGTTAATACTGCATCAATTATTATATTGTTTGTCGTATGATTCAAAAAACCCATTGTTTTCTCCTAATATACTATCCAAAATTTCTAATAGTAAATATATCACTTCTATAAGTTGTACTGTTTAAATTTGAAAATGTAAATTGATAACTACCATCTATTATTTTATTTTCAATACTGTTATTTGTAATATATGCAAAATCAGGTGCAATATAAAGGCTTATTTTTTTAGGATTGTTAACGGTAGGTAAATTATCTATTATATTAGCCTCTTCTGTTACAAAACTACTAGAATTAAGTAAATTTTCGTTTGGATATAAAACATTACTTCCTGAGCTCGATACTACACTAACTTCTGTCTTGTTACGTATAAAATCATAATATATTCTTGATTGAATTCCATAATCAGAAACCATTCCGTGAGCGTCTATAGATCTAACTGTGTAAATGCTTGATTTGTTAACATCAAAGCTTTTATCAAAAAATTCATTAGGAACTATACCGGGTGTCACTATAATGTCATTTATATTTACTATTTCTTTTCTTTCATAAAAGTCAGTTTTGTAATGACCTTCTAGTTGTTTTACAACTGTAAAAGGCTCGTCAATACTGTTTCTTCTTAATACTTGATATCCTCTTATATCACTTTCATAATTGCTAGGACTTTGCCAAGAAATATTTAAAGTGTTTGACTCTATATCGTAAATAGCTGAAAGACCAACAGGTGGAGGAGGCTTTTTAAACTCTTTGCAGACTATATCATTACTTATATATGGATGTGAACATAACATATAATGTTTAATTATAAATCTGTTTTCTGGATCAATATTTGAAAAGAAATAAACATTATATACAGTATATCGGTAAGTTTTTCCATAATTAACTGCTTCGTCTTCGATAATAAATTCTGAGTCGTCTGATGGTTTTGTGTCCAAAACTTTATTGTAAAATTTTCCAACTAAAAAATTATAATCATTTTCTTTTTTAACAAATTTTTCAACATAAATACCACAATGAATTCCATTATAATCAGAATATTCTTGTGCATCTCCAAAGTTAATTGATCTAGAAATATAGTTTAAACCAGGAAAAATATTTCCGCTTTTATAATTGTTTATAAATTTTGTTTTATTTTTTCTAGCCTTGTCAATACTATCACTTTTTACTAAACTATCATAGTCTTTTAGGTTTTTATAGTTAAAATTTTCTACGTAGTCTTTTTTTAAAAAACTTTCTACATACAAGTTATCATTAACTAAAGAAATCTTATTAGATCTATTATTTTTATTAAAGTCTGAAACTGCGTTGATACTATTATTTGTATCATACAAATCAGTATATCTCTCATATTCTTTGTATTTATTGTCTATTAATAGATGCATTCGTTCAGGCATTAGATTGTCTAGCTTGTTAAAAGCTTCTCTATTGTTGCTTTTTATACTAATATTACTTAAAGGTGTTATAATAGAGTTTATTTTGTTTATGTAGTTGTTTAAACTAATATTTCTAGTATATATGCTTTTTTCGTTGTTTTCAAGCGTTATTCTAATAAACTTATTTTTTTTTGTTTTAGTTAATAACCTTAGTGGCCTATTAAAAATTACATCATCTGTTAAAGATGTCTCGTTTTTTTCATAGCTATTATATATAAATTTAAAATTTACTTCTTGATTTCTAAAAACATTGTTACTTATAGAAAATAAAACATCACTAATATTATCGACATTCATTATAGCACCTTAGCTCCTATATAGTATACGAAAAAATCTTCAGTATCTGCATCACTAAATATATCTGATCTTTGTGTTTCAAAATTCCATGATTCACTAACAGCTTGGGCTGAAAGCTGTCTAACTCTTCTTTCAATAGAGCTTCTTTCATCAACAACTTCTAGCTTGTTTTTACTTATAAGTATATTAAAAGTATCATAAAATTTATTAGGAATCATTGCTTCTATAACTTCTTTGCATGACAAGTCTTTGTCTGCTTCTATAAGATATTTTTTATAAAGGCTTTTGTTTTCTAATATATCTTGGTTAGAAGACAAATTAAAATAGCTGTACTCACTAGAGTTTTCTCCAAAAATTCTATTCTTTTCTTCTTCAAAAACGTTTAAAAAGTCTTCTAGACTAAGGCTGTTGTACAGTTTTACAGTATTATCTGATATAATATTTTCGATATCACTACCTATTATTTTAACTTTTTCATCAAATGCTTTCTGTCTCATAAAGTTTAAGTTTTTTATTGCATGCGAAACCTTTAAATCATTTAATATTCTCAAGGACAATGCTTCAGAGTCAAAACCAGAAACAACACTTGAATTATTAAAGCCAGAAGATATTTTATATCTTTTTACAATGTTGTTATTTAATATTTGTAAAGCTTCTCTATTATCTAAGACACAATATCTGTCGTATATTTTTTCTGTATCTTCATAATAGCCAATATAGTCTTCAATGCAATTTTCTCCTAAGTGACTTATAAAATTACTAGTGATATTTGTAAAATTGCTACTATAAAAATATTTTAATTCTTTGTATTCAATTTCTGGAAACTTTAAATTAACAGGTGTTACACTAAATTCGACTATAAATTCTTCGCCTAAAGACTTTGACATATCAAAATCAATAGGAATAGAAGCAATATCACAATTTACGTAATTAGAACCTCTAAATATATCTGTAATAATTCTTAAACTAGATTTTGTTAGTTTATGTTTGTTTTTTAGAAAAAGCCTTCTATGATTAAACACGTTACTATTTAGATATTTTGTTTTAGTGTTTTGATAAGTGTTATCCTTTATAAAAGTTTCGTTGTAAATGTTTTTATAAAACATTATTTCTTGTATTTCTTTGCTAACAAAATTTTGATAAAACTCGTTTAACATGTAATTTGTAATATCAAAATTTTCTACTTCTTTAAAAGAATTAATATTTTTGTTTATTTCTTCTATGCTTCGTTTAAAAGACTCAGAATTTTCTTGTCTGTTTAAAACGTTTTCTTCAAAATTTAGAAAGTAACCATGAATTAAATCGTGACATATTGCATCTGATATGTCACTATTTCTAATTACTTTAAATGTTCTACATAAATCTTCTAATCTATTATTAAAAATAAAGCTTTCATTACCCATATTATATGCATTATAATATGTTGTAGAATTTCTAAACGGCAAAGATTTGATATATTCAACAGAAGACGTTTTTTCTTCTAATATTGTTTGCATTTTTTCCAAATCACTAACAGCTTTTTCTCTATCTGAAATATTGCCGTTAGAAAAACTATACGATATATTGCTATTTCGATAAAGTTGATTAAGAACTGTTACTTCGTAGTTGTTAAAGCTATCTAATACAATGCACGAAAAAACTTCTAACATTTCTTTTAAGACTTTTATGTAAAAAGGGTTTGTATCAATCCAGTCAAGTATATCTTGCATTGTGTTGAAATCTTCATAATTAATATCATAAATTGATAAAAAGTTTTCGCATAAATTTGTAATTTTATTAGAAAATGTAGACTCTATGTCAGACAAGTAAAAATAACTAAAAGGTATAATTTCAGACCAAGTACCATATCCAAGACCATTTACTGAAGGCTCTTCCAGATTACTTGTTGATTTGTCAAAGTAACCAACTCTTAACGAACAACCAATTTTTTCATTTTCTTCGTCAAAATCAAAACCATGAAGTTCTAGTTTGCTATCTTCGTTTTCCTTGTAAAAGTCAATTCCAGTAACTTCTGATCTTAAAAATATATCATGATTGTAGCTTAAAGTGCTGCTTAGCTGCTTAATATCTTGAAGCCAAAATTTAGCAATTGAAGCACTATTGTCATCTTCACTTATTTCTTCTCCGTTAGAAATGGCTCCATAATAATCTTTTAAGTTTTGAAGTGTACCTTTAATTGTACATGGCTTTGCTTCGCTCATGTCAAATTTAAACTTAACAAAAGGAAACTTTAAAGTTATTAACTCACCCGGTAAGTGCTGAAATATTGTTGTTGCATTTTCTATAGAAGAAGAAAAACTTCTTGTTATAAATTCAACAGGCGGCGGTGTAATTTTTCTTATTACATAAGTGTTTTGATTTTTAATAATTTTAGGATTAAAAATTGACCTAATTATATTGTTTTTATTTTCACTTCCAAATATTTCTTCAATTCTTTGCGATAATATATAGCCTTGACTTTTGCTAGCTAAATGACGATCCTTTTCAATAACCTCAGGTTGTTCATATAAAAAGCTTATTTGACTATCAATACTTGAAGACTTCGCTAGAGAATTTGCAATAATCATTTTAACTACGCTATTTACTTGATTAGCATCGCTTTTATTTCTGTCTGATAAAGATTCTGCTAAAAGAATGTCAAAACCAACTTCTCTATCATCACTATAGTTCATACTATTTTTAAATATATCAATGCAATCTTCAGTTAATCGCTTTAAAAGTGTAGTTTTATCTTTGACAAAAGACTTAAAATAACTTTTCGAAAGAAACTCTCTGTACTGAAGAGAAGTAAATAAATGAGAATTATCAAAATTTTCATTACTAGCAAAACTTTCTGAAGTGTTTTTTATATTTTTTGTAAAGCTTTTAGTAAAATTGTTTTTATAACTATTTCCTTCTGATATAAACTTGCTATCTTTAAAAGTATTAATACAATTTTGTTCTTTTTCACTATACAATAAGCAAAAGTTTTTGTTTTCTAGAAGATGACTTTTACCTCTACTAATCATATTATTTAACTCTTCTGCGATTTCTGATTTTGATCTTTTTATTCTATTTATAGTATTAGCTATTTTTAAAGTTAAATGAGAATGATTAGTCCACATAGCAGAATTTTTTATAAATTCTGAAGTGTTATTCTTATTAAGAATTCTATTGCTTATAGGTATTATGTATTTAAAGCTTTCAGGATTATTAGATAATGTAACCTTATTATTACTCCATTCTATCAACTCTTTCCTTGTAAAAAATGTATTGCTTCCTTTAAAAACAACTACATCATTTCTTATGCCACCCCAATTTATTCCTTGCCTATTTTCTAAAATAGAAAATATATTTTGATCTATAGGATCGAACAACTCTCGGTTTAAATTTTTAACGTAGAACTCTGAAGATTCTTCATCGAAAACATCTATTTCTTGATTATTTACAGTAATAGTTTCTAATCCAGATGTAAAGACTTGAAAACCTAAATTACTAATATTTCCGCCATAATCTCTAAAATCTGGTGTTAGTAAAGAAAGTTCTTTATTGTTTTGAAAATGATTTTCCAATATAAACTTTGAAACTCCAATATTGTAGTCATGATTGTCAATTTCTTCGTTGTTTATGTTTATGCTTAATCTTATAGTACTATTCAAGTCTGATGATGAATTTGCATCGTAAAAATTTTTTGCGTATATTTTGGTAATATTTTCTCTTAAGGAAAGATTCCATACTTCTTTTATATTATTATAAATAGTTTCAGGAATATAAGAGCTACTACTTGCTATATTCATGACTTTTCTACCAAATAACGAACCTACAGAATTTTTTGCTAAAGAAATATTAGCAACTGCATTTCGGGTAATTCCATCTTCACCTAAATTGACGCCATATCCGTCAGAGTTATCACTAGATGATGCAAAATTAAAAATAAAGCTTTCATCATCATCATAGTCTTCAATAATTGCCTTGTCAATAAACTCAGAAGTTAAATATCTCTCAGGAAAAACCATAAACGAAGGACTATCATATGTATAATTTTCTGTTCCTTTTACATCAAAATATACGTTGTCATACAAAGATTGTCTTGTGCTATCGCTAGTATTTGAATTAACTCTTAAAGTCAAATACTGATTTTGGAAGTTTTCTCTTACAACTTTCAAACCAATAGTAGTTTCTTGAATGTGAGTTTCGCCTATAAGACTAAATCTATTGCTTTGCATAACTTCAACATCAGGCAATGACTTTTCTACATAGTTGAAATAATTTTTATTAGTATTTCCTCTTGAGTTTACCGATTTTTTTTGTACGTTTTTAAGACATAAGTTTGTATTAAACTCGTTGCCTTGTATAGATTCTATATAAGTTGTATTATTAATTACACCTCTTACATCAGGATTATAGTGATTATATACTCTAATTAGAGGATATTTGTTTAGTACATCAAACCTATCATTTTGTAACCTGTTGCTAGAAAAAAGACTACTTTGTGATTCAAAGTCACAATTTGGAAATATGTTGTATGATGATATAGCATAGTCATATAAAAGCTGGCCTACTAGTCTATCTGAATTAGGAATTTTTTGATCAATATTGTTAATATCTTCAGATATTATCTTAAAAGACATAACTTTTTCATAAAATTCTAGCAATGTATTCGTAGAAATATTTAAATCTTCATCAATTTCTTGTTTGTCTAAAAGTCTTCTATCGTCTTTTGAAGAACTTTTAATATAATTTAAATCTTTTTCTAGCAAAATATTAATAATTTTTCCGTTATGTTTGCTTATTCCGCTGCTGATAAATTTTTCTACTATGTTTCCGTAATTTAAATCTTTCTCTAGCTTTTTATTAAATGTTGTTAAATCATTTAGAGTTTTTACTTTTTCAATAGAGTCATCAACTGAATCTGCCAAAAGTTTTTCGTGCTCTTGCAAATCTAAATATTCTAAAGTTTTATCAAATATTGATTCAAATTTATTAATCTTATTTTCTATTAAGCTTTCAAAAATACTTGAGTTTAAAGATCTTCTAGACAAAAAAAGCATATTTGTATCTATTTTGTCTTGATCGTTAAAGTTAAAACTAGTATTTTCGTGCAACATAATTTTAAATTTAAAGTCTTCATCAAGTTTATCAACGTCTGATATTACTTTAAAGTTAGCGTCTAGTTGATAATTTTTTGTTGGTATGTTATCTTCACTATATTTGAATCCACTAAAAAAATCGCTCGAGTATTTTGCTGAAAATGCTTCTTTTATATCTTCAGTAAGAAGAAAATTTTCTGAACCATTTGCATATGCTTCAGCAAACTGATTCATAAATGTTTCTCTAGATGACTGTAATTCTCTAGCATCAGTGCTTTGCGCTGCTTCTTGCGCAGGATTAGTACTATACAGAGCCCCATCAAATCCTCTTTTTCTCAGAGACTCTACCGAATTAATGCTGTTTGAATTATTTGTTTCTTCGTTTTGATTTTCCTCTGAATCAACTATTACATTTTTATTTTCCTCAGTATTATCTTCTTCGTTACGTATCATACTAGGAATATTATTATTTCCTCTATCAGCTTTTGATGCTCTAGAAGTACTTAGTCCTTGTCTTGTTTTGCTCATAATTTATCTACCAAAGTTTGCTCGAGAAATTCTACTTCTAACGTCAGTTAAATCTAATCTTGACGGTGAATTTATACTAGACATATTTGAAGTTGTGTTTAAAACATTTGCATCATTATTATTAAATATTATGCGTGGCATATAATGTTTACTTTCTGTTTTTGCAACATCTAGATTTATTTTGTCCTGATCAAATCTTACTGCGTTTTTTATAATGTATTTTGAAAAGTTAGGAGAATGTTTAATGTTTAAATTTTTAGAAATTATTATTCTCCTTTCACCGACATTAAAGTCTATGTTTAGTCTAAAATAAATATTTTCTATAACAACTTTATCTATCTCGTCGTCATTTTCGTTTAATATTGTACTGATTATCGAATAATACTCTTCATCAAACTCTTCAAATAAATAATTGTTTTGTAAAGCATCTAGACTTATTTCTTCCTCGTTGTCTATGTTAAAACGCAAAACTAGACTGTCTTTTATATCATTAAATATAAAAATTTCTTTGTCTTTTGCTACAACATTAAAATCACCATTTACACTAGAACTACTCACTTTAGAAAATATACCGTTATAAGTAACGACAGGAGTTATCGTTATTTTTGTAAAGTCAATAATACCTAAACGCCTTTTATTTAAAATTTCTCTAGCTAGCTCACCTTGAATTTTAACTAAAGGAAAGTCTTTTGAAATTTTATTTATTTCTAAGACTCTATCTCGCAAGTCAATTTTTATATTGTCTAAAGTAGTAATGTTTGTATTTTTTACAAAGTCAAGATATTCTATATTTTCTAAGTTTAATAGAAGATCTTGACTACTTTCATTAGACTCTCTATCGACTTGACCAGATGTTTCGTCTATAGACGTCGTATCTATTACAGTTGAATTATTTACTGTATTGATTTCGTCTTGATTAATTTCAATACTTTTAATTGCGTCGTAAACGTTTTCATCCGAAATATTGTATACTTCATTTAAATAGTTATTTTTATTAACTGGATTAAAATAAGATTCTGAATATATATTATTTATTACTTCTCTTAAGCGTGTAATAGAGAAATTACTGTTATTTTCTATTACAAAGTCAACTAAGTTATTCTTGCTAGCGTTTACATCTTGATAGTTTACACTTTGTTCTGATATATTTTTTCCAAAATGATTAACTGTATCGTTTGGTAAAACTATATATGATAATTCTATTGAAAGTTGTATTTTGAAATTTCTGTTAATTACATCTTCACCTAACAAAAAACTATTAATATTTCTCAAAATATTATTATTATTAATTAATCTTGCTTCTAAATCTAAGTTCTGAGAAATGTCAGGAAAAGATTTTATATTACAATTGATAAAATATGTATCATTAATATTTTCTATCTTACTAACAATATCAGAAAAAATACAACATTTTTTTGTATTAAATATTTCTAAGTCGTTAACAAATATTTTTTTTCTAACTTTTACAATAACGTTATTTATTAATAGACTTATTTGATTTAAAATATTAGTATTTTCTTGTAGATTAAAGTGATTTAAATTCTTAAAATAAATATTTTCCACTATTCTCGAAGTATTTATTTTAAGAATATCTAAATTACTTTGCCTATTTAACATGACATTTTTAATGTCATCTATGTTCGATGTTTGAAAAAAAGTACTTTCTCCTAAAATTAGAGAAGCTTCGTCGAAATTATTTTCACTTATTCTATTATAAGAAGAAACTAAATTATTAAAAGATTCGCTAGTCCTAAATGGCCCAATCATAATAGGAATTGTGTCTAAATTGTAATAAAAAACTATATATGATTCTAGTATTGAATATTCGTTGTAATTTCTAAAGTACAACTGAATTTGGCTACGATCGTTTAAAATGTTGCTTATACTTAAAGATCCTTCTTCTATGTCAACGTAGTTATTTTCTGTCAAATTATCATCAAAATACAACCTGTTGACTTCTATTTTTTCTAAATTAGTATTAAAAAACTCAAATCTTACCTTTGAGTTTTTAATTTCTATATTTTGCAAGCATTCTTGTGATATACTAAAGTTTATTCTATAATTTCTTGTTCTTGACTGTCCTTCTCTAAATTCTTGACTTAAGTTTTCTAATTGTAAAAATGCAATGCTTTTGTTTTCTAGGTTTTTTTCTATTTTATACCTTAACATATCGTTATAAAAACGACTAATTTGAGAAAAAGCAATGTTGATATTTTTTTCTATCGTAGACTCACGTGAAAGTCTATCTTTTATTGAAAAATTTAATATGCAAGGAACACTTACATTTTCTATATCACTTGTATTGTAAATTAAATATATTGACTTTATAAAATTAAAAACATTCTGTCTGTTAATCATATTAAAAGCAAAAGATTCAGCATCTGGTGTAGAAAATTGAGTAAATTTTTTAATAGAAAAGCTTTTTTGAATTTCTTCAGAAACCAAAGATACTGTAATTTCTTTTAAAAAGTCTGAATTAAAATTTTCTTCTGTAATGCTATTAGGAAAATGTGTAAAACCTCTAATTGTTAAATTATTTTCTAAGTTTTCTCTTATAGGAAAATTGTACCTTCTAAATACTAAACTAAAGTTATTTATAAATTCTATCGCAGCATCCTGAAACAGTAAAGATTCATCAGTTTCATTATCATAATAACTTTCAATTTGTCTTTCTGATTCAATATTTAAATTATCAATAACTTCATAAAAATCATTTAATAGATACACATGAACATAAAATCTTTGTCCTTCTTCTATATTGTTTAAGATTTTACTTTTATCCAATTTTATCGTAATATCAACATCTATGTCGTCAAGTCGATAAATATAATCTATTGTAGAAATATCTTCTATGTAGTCATTATTTCCAAAGCTAGAGACAACATTTTTAGAGTATATTTTTTTAAATAAATTGTTTATAGAACTTTCTTCCTCGACATTATTTTCATTAAAGAAATTTTTGTTTTCAAGAGGCAAGTTCATAAACATAGGCGAAAGTTTTGCACTATTGCCTGCTTCTTCTTGTGAATTAGTATATAAAATTGCCGGCAAAATCGAAGCAAAAGCGTATTTTACATTAAATTCTGCAGCTAAAACTCTATTTACTCTAATAGGCAAAAAATAACTTTCGTCATTAAAAAACGAGTCATTTAGTAAAATATTTTTTAGAATTTGTCCTTTTCTAATTTTTTTTATCATTGTTCTACCACCAGAATAAACATGTTAATAAAGTAATATTCTTTAATACTATTTATAAAAGTAGTATTGTTCTCTATATTATATTTTTCTTCTCTATTTATGTCTTCTAGGAATTTTCCTATTAAAAATACACTTTTAAGACTTTTAGTTTCATTATCATAAAAAGAACCAAGATTAACAAATGGAATTTTATCGAGTGTATTATTAACAACTTTATGCATTTCAAAATGAAAAAAGTCATTCTCTTTAGCAAATTCTCTATCTAAACTATATTTTAATTTAAAAATTCTAGATGAAGAATCCATTGTTTTTAAGATTTTTGATACTGTAACTTCTAAGCTATCGCTGCTTTTTACTTTACTGTTTAAAGTAAAGTTTTTTAATAGTCTATTAATCTTGCTATTTTGACGATTATTTTCTTCTTCTTGAGATTCAATAATTTCCTGACCTTGTAAATTTAATGGGGCCATTTTTTTAAACTTAATAAAGTCTTTAAATCTTTCGTCTTTTTTAACTTCTACTAAGTTTGATATACTCTCTTTTAAGTATTTAATTGTTGGATAACGACGAGTATGAATGCTATTAACAAAGTCAAAATTATCTACAATTTCTAAATAGTCGAATCTAAAGTCTGTAACGTCTCTTAGACTATTATTACCAAGAGTTAAAGAAGTTAGTATTTCTGATTTAGCAATATTTTCACTGAGTGTTTTATATGTTTCGTTTGCGTTAAAAAACAAAGGATTATTGTTTTCATACTTAATTTCACTTGTCAGATAAAACTCTGGATTAAAGTAAATACCTGGGCTTGTAGTTGTTTCAAACGAAAGAAAATTAAACTCTGAATCGGAAAACTTTTTCCCTTTTTTTATTTTTTGACTATATACAATTGACCTATCAGAAAACGTATAATACTTAAATCTTAAATCTCCAGTACTTAATTGCTTTCTTCCATGTTCTGTTAGCTTGTAATCTAATAATTGCTTTTTTTTGCTAAGAAAGCCTGCCATGTTTTTTCCTTTTTAATTTAATAGTTGTTATTCTTTAAATGAAAATGGCTGCGTTATTCTTGCATGCTCATCTTTGTTATAAGTCATAGTTTCATCAATCGATACATCTTCAAAATATTTATTTATACTTTTTTTATTGATAAAAAAGTAATTCTTTTTTGTTTTAATATCTTTATAAGCATAGTTTTTATACCCATGGTAAAAAGATTTTTGTTGACCAAAGCTATCTAATTTAAATAAATAGTATTTTTTTCTTTCTGAAGTAGAGTTTTCTGATATTTTATCCATTAGAACTATATTTTCGTCTCTAACAGGAATAAAACCCGTAAATGTTTTTGGATTTCTAAACGTACTAAACACTAAACCTGAATCAATATTTCGTACTTCAAATACAACAGGCGCAATTCCAAGTGAAGGTATGCCTGCACTCACTACTTGATAATAGTAGCCATCATAGTAAGCGCCTTTGTTTAAATAGATATTGTTAAATCCAATATCATCGAAGCAGTTTTTGTTTTCAAAAACATTAATTCTTTTTACGTTGTTTTTAAAATAATTTTTTTCACTTAGTTTAACAGGACTCTTGTTTTGATAATATCTACCAATTAAACTAATATTTATTTTATCATGTATAAAACATATATCTTTAGAAGAAATAGAATTATTTTCAAAACTAAGTGTGGGATTAAAAGAAAATCCAAAAATCAGATTATCTGAAGGTAGAAGTGTATATTGATTTTCTTTATAAGATTTTTTGCTTAAGTCTATTTCTATACCAAAGTCATCGCTAATATTTACTGTTTCATCTTGCAAGCCATAGTCAGTTTCAAAAGATCTTTCTGTTCTATAAATTGTTCCTGATCTGTTTTTAAAAGTGGAGCTTGCGTATACATCATGGTTTGTAATTTTTTCGAGTCTATTATGAAAAACTGGAGTTCTGCAGATACCTTTTACTTCTATTTTTCTTCTAGTATAGTTAGTGTCAAACTTGGTATTAATATCGATAAAGCCGTCTGTTTTTTCAAAAAAATAATCAGAATTTTCTTTTATGTTTTCTATATCTATATTTTCTGAATTTAAGCTACCTGATGTATAGTTTACAATTGTTAAATAGGAAACTAGTTCTCTTTGAGAAGCTTGATCTTCATCAAAACTAGTCACACCAGATTCAGAACCAGTATATGTAGCAATACTTTCGCTCGTGCTACCTGGATTAATAATTTTTGAAAAAACTGGATTTGTATTTATATTGTATGTTAAATTATCTTCATCAATTTCACTACTTGTGCTGTTGTAAAAATGTATTTTACCATGATCGAGACCTAAATTTATAAAAGAATTCGAATTTAAATTTTTTCTTTGATTTAAGACAAAAAAGTTAAGTGAATTTATTATTTCTCTAGCTTTTGTAGCCTCTACTTCAGATAAATTACTGACTTCTAGATTGATTTTTATTTCTTCAAGAGTGAAAGGAGCATTAATATGATTTGCTAAGCTATAAAGATGTCTATTCATTCCTTTAAATTTCGAATCAAAAGGAAAACCAAAAGTATTGACTGGAATTCCTAAATTACAATTTTTTCTTTCATGATTATTTAAAGTATTTAGACTATTAAAAGCTATCGGGCTTTCTTTAAGACGACTAATAGACTTAAAATACAAATCGTCTATGTTACCTAGATATTCCCAAGAGTTGTCTTCAAAGTTATAATAAGCAACCGGAGCATTTCTTTTTTTATACACACTATTGTTTAATCTCACTAATTGATTGCCTAAGTCATCTAAGCTTAAACTTGACTCATTAAATGATAATTTACAAGGTTCATTAAACACTAGATTGATATTTACGACTTCTTTACCCAACTCTAAATCTTCTTTTTTGCAAAGCTTGTTGTCGTTAAAAGCTTTTTCCCTTATAAAAGTATCATAATTTGGACTTAGAAATTTTTCATACACTTCTTTTTCAACAAGACGCTGCTGTTTAAAGTCAGTATTGAACTCATTAGGTGTGTGCAATATTCTATTATTGTTTTTATATTTATCTTCTATTGTAAAAACTGGGTTTACGTTTTTGCTCACAAATAAAATAGTATTATTATCATTGTAAGGTATAATGTTATTATTTAAATAGTCAGACTCATGCAACAAAATATCTTTAAAAAAGTTTTTTCTAACGTTTTCTTTTTTTATAATACTTTTTAAAGATCTAGTTAGTATACCTGATTTTTTTACATACCCATCAGTAGTAATTAATTTTTGTTTTTTTCTTATTTTAGGCATTAGTCTAAACTTTCATAAAACGCTATAGAGTCCAATCCATTGCTAGAAGAGTAGTCTATACTTCTACCTCTAGATAAATAGATATTTCTTTCATCCATATAATTATATTTGTCTCTATTCGACAATAAAATATCATTGAGACTATTACTAGATAGTTTATTGATATTAAAGAAATCGTTGTTTTTAATTTCAATATCATTTTGATTATAAGACATGTCTGTAAAGGGCTTTATTCTGTTTTTTTCTTGATTTATGTATCTAGGTTCGTTACTTACTCTCGTTACAGCCCTATATTCTACCTTGATTTTGATTTCGTCATCTTCTTCTTCGTAAAACTTGTATATTTGATCAATTATTTTTTTGCTATTCTTGTTGTAGATGACATCTTTTATTATTCCATCTTCAAAAAAGTCATTTTTATTATGTTTTCTTACAAAATGATCTTCTATTTTCAAGCTTTTCTTGTTTGTATTTAGTCCATTTGAAGTAATATAAGCTTTGACTCCTTTTATTTTGTCAACACCAAAAGAATACATTTTTATTTTATTAACAAGATCAAAAACATCTATTCTCCCTCCTTTTTGATGATAATTGTCTACATTAAATTCTAAAGGATAATGTAATTTTAATATATCACTTTCTGATCTGGTTACTAGATCTTTGACAGAGAAAAAATTAATATCTTTATATTCTTGAAAATCTTTTTGATGATCCATAATGTTATTAGAATAATCACCGTAATTTTTATGAAAGATTGTTGTATTTTTTCCTATTTTTTTAAAAGTTAATTTTCTTTCAAAGAAGGGTGTTAAAGATGAAGACTTGTTGTTTTCTATTACGTCACTATATTTTTGGTCATTTAGTGTATTATCAACGCTGTAAATTGGATTAAAAACTAGATTTATTCTATAGCCAGAAGTTTGACGTTTAATTCTGTTTAAGCTTCTTTTCACTCTAACAGAATTTATATTCTGGTAAAAAACATTATAACCAAAGCCTTCTTTGTATAGGTGTGACTTAAAACCATCAATAGTTACAGATTTCATCGATTACTCCCCCAAGATTTTCTATGAACTACGTTGTTATTTTGCCCTCCAAAAGTATCAGACCTAAATGTTATATTTTCCCAATAGTCTTTGTCTAAAAATTTTTGTGAATATCTATTAAAGTCCAAATTTTCACTGTTTAATCCCAATCTAGCATCAGACATTTTGTACACATATTTATGTCTTTCAGAAATATTTGACTCTACTACAAAATTAAACCCATGATAGTGAACTTTTGCAGGTATCGCGTCTTTTAATAATTCTTCTAATAATTCATCAAAATATTTGTAAACTTGGTAAAGTTGTTTAATGTTTATTTCACTTTCTAGCTTTTCATAAAATACGTTTCTAAGTTCATATAAGCTTTGATATGTATCATCGTATAAACTTGACGAATTACTTAAAGTCTTAGTAAAGTAATCATTAATTATTAGTAACTTTGAAAGTTCTTTATTGATAAAATTACTTGTTGAAAAATCAATTGAGACTCTTATATCTTCATATCTTTCTTCATTGTCATCTATTTCATGCACAGGACTTAATAAATTTAAGTCATAATAGTCTACGAGACCTTGTTCTGAGTACGAAGTGCTATTTACTCTTGTGTAATGAGTATTATAATCAACTTCAGGTGACTGCTCTAACAGTATATAATCATTTGATTTAACAAAGCTTTGATTTATGCTGCTCGTATCAACATAAACAACATTGCTTATTGGACTCTCTGACGTTAAAATATCACTAACAACTACTAACTCATTGTTAACAATGCTATTATAAACATTATTGTCAAAGCTTTCTCTAAGACTAACGTTAATTAATAAATCACTCCTTGCTGTGGAAATATTTATATCTTTTAATCCGCTGTTTAACATATTTGCTCTATGCATGTTAATTTCATCACTAATTAAATATTTTTTCCAAAGTTTTATGTTATATAACTGGCCTTCAAAGTTACTTTCAAAATCTAGATTATTCAAATTTTGTTGTGACACTTGGTCGTGTATTTTGTAACTACCTATATTAATATCGATGTTGTCTAAAGTGCTGTTTTCTACATGGTCAACAGATACTTTACTTTTATTAAAAGGTTGGTTTTGAGATCCGAAATCAGACATACTGCATATTAATTCGTAGTTAGACTTTACACTAGAAATATTTTTTTTGTTAATGTTAATATAAAATATTTTTCCTTCAAACAAAGGAACACTTTTGATTTCACAAGAAAAAACTTTACTGTTTAAGTTTTCTTCGTTTACGTACAATTTTAATGTTCCTTTGTTTTTTAAAGACTTACTTCTTTCAAAAATTAAGTTTACATAAGGATTTCCTGAATTTAAGTCTTCTAGTCTTAACAAAGACTGCTTATTGTCAAAACTTTCCAAATAATTTTTGTCATATTTAATAAAAAATTCTAGAGACCAATTGTTTGAAAAATCAAAATTATTGTTTGTTTTTGATATAAATGAAACATTGTTGTTAATAAAGCCTTGTTGATCAAATTGGTTTTCTGAATTATTATTAAAGTCTATATACTTAAGATTTGTTATTTTTTCAACAAAACTGTCTGACATATTTAGACTATTAACTGCATTAAACTCTCTAATATTTACAAATAAGTCAGGTTCTAAACCAAAACTATTAAACACAGATTTTATAGAAGCAGCTGTCCCTTTACTTTTTAAATAATCTTGCGAATTTATTATAAATCTTTTCCACAAAATATTTTGAATTTTTCTAATAGACTTGTCACTTATAACTTGATCGTATTGTAAATTTTTTCCGTCAAGTTTTTCTTTAATGACATGCGGAAAAACTTCTTTAAAATCAATCCCAAGAGTTTCTAACGTCTTTTTAATAAAAATACTGTCTATATTGTTATTATTAATACTATCGTAGCTATAGTCTATAATATCTGTAATTTGATCTAAGTAGCATTTTATATTATCAAAAAATCTAGCCCAAATAAGCACAATATTAATTAGTGCGTTATTGGCAGGAATATCTACGCCAAAAAGTTCTTTTTTTGCATTCTTTTTTATTGTAACTTCTTCATTGCTTACGTACACATCAAGTGCTAAATTGCTGTCTGCGTTATCTATGAAAATATTTTTTGGAAAAAAGTTCCATATGATATTAGGGTTTTCGTCATCATAAGCTTCAGCCTTTTCTAATAAACTACTCTGGCTGGACAACGTATCAGAAAAGTTAGGAAACATTACTGGAGACATTTTAACATCTTCGTAAATTAAAGGAATGTTAACTGTTTTATTTCTAAAGCTGGCTATTTGGTCTTCATTATATAATGTAGTGTTATGATTTCTTATGAGTCCATGAACCTTATTTCCACTATAATCTAATACGATACTATTATTTAAATAGTTGCCTTCAGGCTCGTTAAATCTGTAATAAGCTTTTAACCTTTTGTCACTGAAGACATTTACATACATTTGATCTAAAATTTCTTTGTCTGTCTTATTTCCTACGTAAAATCTAAAGTCATCTATAATACCTATTAAACCAGAAGTTCTATTAACATTTAATGAATTATCTCTACTAATTGTATGGCTTAGTCCATTTCCGATAAAAGCATTTGAAATAGCAAAGTCCAATCCTAACTGTGTATTTGAAGAATAAGATCCTACATTTATACTTTTTTGTCTTTTTCCATTAATATAAGTCTTAAATATTTTCTTTCCTTTTGCAACGTAAGAAGAAATATTTATGTGATTAAAAATTTGTCCTTCAACGTTACCAATATTAATTTTTGTTGTATTTTTATAGAAACTATTGTCTTTTGTAACTATAATACATAAGTCACAATACTTTTTATTATCTTCTTCTAAAAAATTCTCTATAAAAATAGTAATGCCATTATTAAAATCATCTTTTTTCTGAAATATGATTTGACATTCAGGTACACTTAAGTCATCTAAATTTTCTATATAAAGCCAAAACTCAAAGCAAAACTTCATTGTATCAATACTAAACAGACCTATTTTTGTTTCACCTACGAAGTCTTCAAGTAGTGCACCGCTTTTATCAGGTATGAAAAGTTCGTTATTGCCATCAAATTTTAAGTAGCCTATGTTTTTATTTATTTTATTGTCAAATATAAATCTTGTAAATCCGTCCAAACTTGACATAAACTGATTAATTTCATACTCAGATTTATCGTAAGGAAATTCGTTTAATATTTTAAAGTAAGAATACTGAACTTTACTAACAGCTGAATCAAAAAACACGTGATTTTCAAAATTTGAAAAATCAACTGATGCTAATTGTTGTGTTGTAAAAAAAGTATCATAATTGTCTAATCTCTTAAAGTTTTCTCTATAAGATTCGTCACCAGTACTTTCTTTTTTTCTATTGTTTAGTGTTCTTTCAAGACTACTTTTTTTATTAACATTATAAAAACTTCTATTTTTAAAGAAATTATAGTTTTTAGATTTTCTTTCTAAAGAAACTGATCCTGGTTGCTTCGCCATTATTTAAAACTCACAGTCATTTTTTTATTAGATATAGACTTTTCAAAGCCTGTTAGAACATCTACATAGTAAAACTTAAAATAAACGACTCTGTTTTTAAATATTTTAGATGAATGTAAATTTAAATTATAAGACTTGCCGTTGAAAAACATAGAATTACTTTCAATCTGATCTGATTTTTTTACTAAAACTTCTCCTGTATATACGTCAAACATTTCATATTTGACTTCGCCAAGATTTTCAGAAATTAAATTTCTTTTAGTTTTTGTAGACTTATAATGCTTTTCGCTGTCTATAAAATCAACTTCTAAACCAATAAATCTACCGTCAGACTCAATTGTTCTATTTTGTGAGTGTATTGATATTGTCAAATTATTGTTCTGATCCTGGTTAATTACCTCAGGAAGATTAAAAGTTACAGTATCATTTTTTATATTATACTTAATATTATTATTACTTTTTAAATAGTATTCAATATTAATTTTAACAGAGTTGTTCTCTAATAATTCTGATTGATATTTGCTGTTATTTATAAATCTGGATACAAGAACACTGTTTGCGTTTTTGTTAATAAATAACTTTTTAACACCATTAATTAAGTTCCCTTTGTAGTCGTATACACTTTCTAGTATTGTATCTAGCAAAGGATCATCTTGCGCAATTTTTAATATGTTTCTCTGACTTTTTATATTATTAATAATACAGGAATTTTCTGCATCAAGAATTAATGAGATAATTTGAAGACCGCCGTTATCTTGATTTTCAAATACAAGCTTGGAGTTTACATTTGAATAGGTTATACCTTGAATTTCGTCATCTACACCGTCACCAGTTATCAAGTCTAATTGTGTTATTATTTTATTAACTAGATCGTTAATATTATTTATTTCACTAAATCCTAACAGATATTCGTTATCTGTGCCTGGTATTTTAACTAAATTGTCATTGTTTTCATTAGTTAACGTAATTTGTATTGTGTTGTTATAAGAGTCTAAAACTAAAAACTTGAGACTTCTATTAGCAGGAAGTTTTAAAAAGTTTAATTCCGTATGTGTCACAATTTCGTCTAAATAACTAATATTTGCACGAACTTCGTAGTCTTGATTGAATCCTGTCATTTGATTATTTACTAAATTTGACAAGTAAAAAACTTCAGGCGCATCAAGAAATCTTTTTTTATTATGAAAGAAAACATTGTTAAAATTGCTATCTTTGACTTCAATTTCAATTTTTGGAGTATTAATTTTGTTTTTAAGAATATTACTACCAAGTCTTTTAAGAAAGTAGGTTTTATTGTCAAATAAGTTTTCGTAATAAAAGTCTAAGACAAAGCTTTGAGAAAGATTAACATTGTTATTCTTGTTTAAAATAAAATGTTTGTAATATTCTGTTATATCAAAAACAACTTGTTCGTCACCTTGTAAATTATCCGAGAGGAAGCTGAAATATTGTATTTCTGATCCAGTATCGTGAGTATATGTATCTAATTCAGAAACTATTTTTTCTTTAGCCCAAGTAATATTGTTTTTTTCGTCTAAAAAGAAGAAATTTGAGTCACCAATATCTGACAAGTTGTAAATGTCATTACCCGTACCTTCTTCAAAATCATTTTTTAAAACACGGAGTCGAAGTTTATAATTTTTTGCATGCGTTGAAGAGCTTCCAACGTCACTTAATTTAACTAATACTCTATAGTCTACAGATCCATCATCGTTTGTTTTAAACACTGACGTTTGTAATTGATTTACATGACTATTATAAAGGTTTGACAAGTCAAAGTTAAATAAACCTGCTGAGTGTTCAAAAACAATAAAGTCAAATTTACTAATACTGTTTACGTCATTTAAGTTTAATTGAATTTGCTTTTCACCGTCACTGCCCGGAGAATTTTGCTCAATTAGTATCTTATCGTGCTCCAGTTTAAACGCAGTTACTTCTAAATTGCTATTGTTAATAGTTTCAATAATATTAGAAACAAAGTCTACTGCGTTTAAATCAAAGCTAATTTCGTCAATATTGGCAGCACCAAAATTAAAAACTTTAAAATTATCAATTGCATCTGTAATTACAATTTTGTCAGTAGTGATTATATTTGTTTTGTTATTAATTACAATAAGCCCACGAGCTTTAATTTTTTTATTTTTGCTAGCAATTTTAAAAAGATCAATTGAAGATGATCTACCAAAGTTAGCATACGCACCATTATTAACTTTAGTATATAAGTCTGTAACAAATGTATCTTTAGTTGAATTTTCAATAATAATCATTATGTTAACCGTTTCTTACTACTACATCTAGTTCTTCATATTTAAGTTCAAATATTCCTCCTTTTTTAGGAAAAATAAATCCACTTTCATATTGATGTCTAGTAGTAAATGTATTTTTCGAATATGTAATTTCTTCATTTTCTTCTTCATCGAAAAAGTCATACTCGTTGCTTTTATTAATTACAATATTTTGTGGTATTGTAATAATATTTGCAATTCCGTCTGTATTGAGTACGATATTGACAATATCGTTAACGTTTATTGCTTGATTAATTTGTAAAGTTTCAAATCTCATGTTAGTAATTATGTTTAATATTACTTCATCTAATACATTTTCTATTTCATAGTTTGATTTTACTTTTACGGTTAGATCTATTCCAAAATTATATATAGGTGAATCTAATATATTATATGAATCGCCTAGTAATCTAAATTGATTTATATAGTTTCTTAAATTTAGTTTTAAGGCATCATTTGCATATGCGTAGTGGTTATCATTATCTAAACAAATTACGTACATGTCTTTTGATAGATTAGAATATTCATTATCCATCACAGCTACTTTATTTACTCTTCCGTAATTAGTAGGCATAGTATATATTCTAGATACTAAATCTTTTTCATTTACAATTCTTTTTTGAGAATTAACCATATTTGGAATATGTGTTCTAAGATCCTCTAAACTTAAAGAATTAGTGCCACCAACTGCAGGATTTAGATTTATAGCATCTAATGTTTCTAAAACATTTTCTGTTATTACTGAAATTTCTTCATCATCATCATTAATATTTGGAAAAATTACTATTGGATTTAATATTTGATCAATTTCTCTTGAATCTACGTTATGACTATTTCCTCCTCCATGTATATATCTAATTGTCAACGTTGATCCTGCTGGGGATACGCCTAGAGAATTTGACTTAATTAGCATATTCGGGTCTAAAGAAATAGAAGAATTATAGTCTCTATTTTTTAAAGGAATTAAAAAATCTTCTGGGTTAGTCAATATATTGTCTTGTAGTTTCTTACCTGAGCCGTTTCCAAATCTAATTAACGTATTATTGTTCTTGTAGTTTTTTTCAACTACAAATCTAAAAGGTGCAGCGGTTGGGTAAATTTGATTAAATTTTGAATTTTCAACATTTAGATAAACTGTATCTTGACTTAAAAACTCAACTTCGTAATATTCATTTAGACTATCGTCAGAAATTTTAATAATTTTATGAACATTATCATTACTAAGGGTATAAGATAAAAAGCTTTCTGTGTCGCCTTCTTCAAAAGAAACTGTTTCTTCAGTAATTATTCCAGAAGTACAAACACCTTCTTTTTCAAGATAAAGTCTTATTGGTAAACCGTCATCGTCACTTTCAGCAACTGTTTTTATGTAGTCTTTAGTAAAATCAACATCTTCTGAAAGTATGAAGTTAATATTATTTTCTCCACTAGAACTTAAAGTTGTTTCTTTTTTAATAATAGGGAGTTGTTTAGGATCTGGCAATAACTCTCTTATGTCAGCAGTAGAGTCTAAGTCTACTTCAATTATAAATGTAACATAAACGCTAGAAGGCGAAGCATTACCTGCTTTGACACCTGATCTTTTAAGATGGCTTACTATGTTGTTTGGGTTTGTTGCAGTTTCATAATGTAATTCAGAAAATTGTTGATCAACATAAAAAGAAAGAGAATCACCTACAGTAGCAGCAAAATCTAAAAGCATTCCTCCTAATGAACTTTCTGAAAAATCTTGTATTTGGTCTGAAAAATTTGTTCTAGCATAATTTAACAGTTGACTTCTAAAGTCAGTAAAATTTTTATTTATATTTTCTCTTTTTCTTTCATTAAAGAGTTTGTTTTGTATGTTAATAGACATTTAAATTGATCTCCTGACTTTTAGACTAATTATATTCATATTGTCTTCAAATCCTTGAATTGTGTATCTAATATCTATATTGAAATAATTTGCATTTAGAGTTTTGTCACTTTTGATTTCATTAGTTTCAAAGTCTATTAATGTGACAAAAGGAAAATATTTACTAATTCCTTCACTAATTTCTTGCATTGCAATATTTTCAATGTCTGTTAAATCTAGATCTGTTCTATTATAAATATTAAATAGTAAAGTTCCAAAATCGGGTTTTCCTAAAAGCTCACCTTTTTTAGTTGTTAGAAAGACTTTAAGATTATTTGAAATCTGGTCAAAAACATTATTGTTCATCTTAAACAAAGTTTCATTTTTCCCCCTACCTTTGCGAAGAGGCATTTGAATACCAACAGGCATTAAACTGTCTTTTTCTATACTTTCGTTTACATTTATTTCTTGAATTTTTTCTTCAAGATTGTTGCCTACGTTTTTAAATTTAAATGCTGTCATAAAACACCTCAATAATAAATAATTATTTATAAAAAATAAACGCTAAGATGTTTTACTTATTTTACTTAAAATTTTATCAATATTATTTTCAATTTGTTGTAGTCGCAAAGAGAGTTCTTGATCTCTATTTAGTTGTTTTTTATCTATGTTTTCTTTTAGTTTGTTTTGAATCTTCAAAGACTCTTTTTGGAATTGTAATATTGCATTTTGTAAATTTAATATTAAATCGCTAATTGTTGCATAAATAGCAACTAACTGTGTCGCCAATGCAGGACCAGGAACTTGTGGAAGTGATGAGATTGCAGTTATTTTAGAAGAATTAGATCCTAAAGTAGAAAGTGAAGAATTTAACTTTAAATTAAACTCATCTATTAATTTTTTATTAATTTTTTCAATAGATTTTTTAGTATCTAAAAACAAGGTTTTTGTATCTTGCATATCTTCTCTAGAAACATCTAAAAATTCTTGCAAAAAAACTTTAAGCTGCTCTCCTAATACCAGCGATTGACTTTCTTCGCTTTCACCTAGTCTAATTACTGTTCCTTTGCCGTTTTTAAATCCAGACTTTGTTTTTTCTATACTAGAACTACCAATAAAAATTCTGCTTCCGTCTATAAAGATATCACCATTTTTGCTTAATCTAACGAAAGAGAATGAATTAACTTTTTCTTTATCATTTAAGACTAACTCATACTCTTTCGTTAGACTTATATTGTTACCTTCCTTTCTAGAGTAAATTTCAATATTACTTGAAACTAAACTAATTGAAGGTAAAGAAGAATTAATTCCTCTAGAAAAAATCGGTTTATAATAAAAAACATTCTTTTTTTTATTTTCATCTTTTAAGAAAGCGTTAATTTCTTTTATTGACTCTAATTCCTCATAGTAAGGTATATTTTGTGTAGTTATTGAATCATTAAAATAAGAGTAATTTTCTGAAAGGGTTATTCTAGAAGCGTCATTTAAAAGACTTTTTAATCTAAAATCAGTCAAGTTATTTACATTGGTAAGAGTATCATAAATTTCAGGCATTTTAAAGTTTTCTGATATTTGAGAGTCTATATGCAATATTTCGACTGGGATTGTGCTATTTTGCTTTATCGTCATAGCAAAGCTATCGTCTTGTACTTCTCCAATTTTGTTAATAAAGAATCCTATTTCAACAATGCTATCTAAATTCTCGTATTTTCCCATACCTGAAAGTATGTTTATTTCTCCTTTGTTTTTGTTTTCTAAATTGCTTTTTAAATTATTTTGTGAAGTGAGCTCTATTAAAGTGTTATTTGAGCCTTGTAATATCAAATCTTCAGAATTATTGTGTATAGAAGGGACTGCTCTAAGACTTTGACTCATAACGCTGTTGTTTAAATAAACAGCTTCTTCAAAAGTAAGTTCTTCTTCCTTTGAAAAACCTACAATAGGTTTAAGAATACCTCCCGATATATCTTTTTTATGAGACTTTAGTTCTCTCTTTTTATTTGATTTTGTCTCACTTTCATTTGAAATTTCATTAAAATAATTTCTTATACCGTTTGAAGCACTTTTATCTCTAGCACTAAAAGTGTAATTAACATCTTCAGAAACTTTATAACCGTGTACTCTACTTATCCAGAAGCTGTTCGAATTAATTTTTCCCGGAAATTTATTTGTATAAGGAAATATCCAAATATTTTCTCCGCGCTTAACAGGAACTTTAAAGTGTGAAGAAAAAAAAGGAAGAGAAATAAAATAGTCTTCACTTGCAGAAAAGTCTCCAGTAATTTTTTTTGAAATTACTGTATTTTGAGGAAGCATTTTAATAAAATTATCTATTTGTACTTTGTTTTCAAAATAACTTTTCTTAAATACAACATCTAATATATTTAAATTTCTTAACTCTTGTACAATATCGTATTCACTTTTATATTGTCTATCAATAACTAAAAGACATTTTGCCTGCAAAAACATAAGCTAGTCCTTGATTTTTCCAAAAATATCATCGTCTGATATTGTTTCGCTTTTTTCTTCTTCTTTAGCAATTAATTCTGCTAACTTTAATATTTGGTCATTTGATTTACACATTCTTTCCATATATTTTGACATAACTGAGCCTATATTCATATGCTCATTAACACCTCCTTGCATAGATATGTATGCATCATTAAAAAGAAGCTTCGCTTTTTCTCTGTCTTCAATCGCATTTTGATATATTTCTTTCCAGAGTGCTTTCTTTTTATTTTCAAGAGTGTCTATTGCATCGAGAATATCTGAAAAGTTTTTTATTTGGCTTTCTTTTTCGTTGTTTTTGTCAATTTTATCTGACAATGTTTCAATTTGACTTTCTTTCATTTTTACCTACCTCTTAAAACATCATGTAATATTTTGAACCTGGGCTACAGATTTTTCTATAGTGCTTTCTTATAGTTGAAAGACTTGAACTTAGTTCGCTATTATTAAGACCAGATATTTCTCTTAAATAAACAAAGACTGCACGCTTATTTAAGTAGTCTAAATCATTTGCATTCCGAAATATTTGCTGAATAGCATCGATACATTTTTTATCTCTATCATCTTTGAGTTTAGTTCGTATAACATCAGTCATTTCGATAAAGTTAGGTAAAAACAATTCTCTTTCTTCGTTTTCTTGATATATTACACTAATATCTTTTTCAAGTCTATTAAGTTGAGTTTTTTCATAACTACTCATGTCTTCTGTGTTTTCTATGGACACGTTTCTTTTTGAATTTTTTAAAAGTCTTCTCGTGTGTATTGTTAACCAGTTTTTTGCAACTACATTAAAATAAGAAAAAGCTTTAGTACCATTTTCAGGTTTCCACTTGTGTATAGTTTCATATAAAAAAGCAACGCAGTCGTGTTTAAGATGGTTAATGTCCTCAGAAGAAGATTTAAATTTATAAACAGAAACTAAATTATGTACTAACTCTTTAAACGCTGGGTGTATGTGGTTGACATAAATTGTATCTTTTAGTCTCTTTGTTTTAGACTTTTGATATTCTTCTATTTTTTGCTGTGTCTCCATTGTAAAATAGTAGTTTTTTTTACTTTTTGATTTTTTTTTAGTTTTCGTTTTGTTGTTCAAGATATGTCTCTTCTTTTGTTTTTTTTGTCGAAGTAGACTGAGATAAGTCTAGTGCAATTTCATAAACAACATCTTGTACTTCTATGATTTCTTGAATAATTTTTTTTATTTCTGGACTATCATAAAAAACAGGTATTTTTGTAATTTGACTAATTCTGTTGTATTTTCTATCAATTTTGTCTAAAGAGTTTTCTATAGTTGCTTGTACTTTGATTATTATTAGTGCAAACTTAATGCAATAATATATAAAAAAAATATTTATTAAAATTGATGCTATTAGCAAGTATGTCATTTACAATTGCTTTCAAAAAATTTTGTATAATTAACAATTATATTATTAAAGTTAAAATTTTGTTTAATTATTTTTTTTCTATTGACTGAAATATTGTTGAATTTTTTTTCATTTTTAAAAAATAAATGTATTTTGTCTACCATGTCTTTATATTCAAATTCTGCCCATTTTGGTTCTTCTTCCCGATCAGTAAATCTTGGATCATTATTAAAAGTTACTAAACTATAATTGACTTTTATAAAATCTTCTTCTAAGAATTCTTTATATGCAGAATGATTTGGTGCAATTATTGGTAATCCACAAGCAGCTGCTTCTATAAAAGGCAGTCCCCAGCCTTCACCTCTTGTTCCAGATAAAAAGCAACTTATTTTTTCATTTTCATACAAGCTTTTTAGTTCAGATATAGAAAAATTACCAAACAAAAAGCTTATTTTTTTATGAAACTTAATATCTATACGTTCTTTAATAATTTCTATTATTTTTTTCTTATATAAATTTGATGATTTTCCTAAGTTAGTTTTAAGTAATATCCCACAGTTAAAGTCTTCAATAGCATCACAAGCTGATGTTATAGTTTTTATTAAGTTTTTTCTATCACTTTTTGAATCTATGTTTGAAACTTGACAAAATATTAAAATATTTTTTTTAAACTTAAAATGCTGGTCAATATCTAAATTTGAATTGCTTTCTTCTTTGTCAAAGTCTCTGTAGTACCACTCATTAATTACACTAATTTTAGTTTTAAGATTTATTTTATTTTTTTTGCAAGTCTTTAAAAAAGCATTTTTCGCAAACAAAGAAGGGACAATGACCGCATCCATGCTATTACAGTCTTCTATCCACGACTTTTTTACTATGTCACACTCAAATCCTGCAGTAACTCCAAAGTCTTTAGTAGCTATTTTACTCCATTCATTTGGAATTAGTACTTGAAAAGACTCGTCAAATTTTTTAAAAGTTTTTGTTTTATGACTACATTCTAATATGTCTTTAATTGTTTTACTACTAGTATCTAGAATCCAAGAGCAATTTCCCCAATTTGTAACCTGTGTATATAAGTCAATATCTTTTCTTGTTTTTAAAGCATTAAACACTTGTCTTGCATGTACACCGTAACCAGAACTTGTTAATAGCGGACCTTTGATTAAAACTTTTTTCATAAACTTATTACCTCAATTTTTGTTAATTTATTTTTTTGAATTGCTTGTTTCAAAGATTTATCCCAAGCTTCAATCATCTTTATGTAATCAAATTCAGACTTTGTGTAACTTTCAACTTTTTTAGAAAGATTTTCTAGATCTTTATTTTCTATTTTATACATCTTGTATAAACCTTTCGCAACATTTTCGTGGCTTACGTAATCTTCAAAAATATAAGGTACATGTTGATTTCCTACAACAGTTTGCATATCTATTTCTAATGCAATCCCATTTTGTGTATTGTCTCTATGATCAACTACCTGTCTAGTTAGACCGCCTGTTTTAGAAGCTATAATAGGCGTTCCTGTCATCATTGAAGAAAGAGTGGATAATCCAAATCCTTCATTAAAGCTGACATTGATACAGACGTCAGCTATATTGTGAAGAATATTAATTTCTCTTTCCGATACTTTTTGTGTTGAAAAAGCAACTGAGTCTAGTATGTTTAAATTATTGCATATTTCAAATAAGTTTTGTCCAGATTCATCAAGAGGATTTGTATGTAGTAGTAAAGTTGCTTTTCTTTTTTTGCCTTCAATCATTTTAACAAATCTTTTCCAACCATAAAGCAAGTCAGCAGGTCTTTTTCTCTTACAGTTTCTATTTACCCATATACAGACAAAATTATCTTCTCTTTCTTTACCTAGAATCTTTATTTTTTCTTTCTTTATAATATTTTTTGAAAGCTTAAAAAAAACGCTTTTAGGAAAAGTATGAGGAATAAAATTAACTTTTTCAGAGAATTTTCCCTTTAACATACTGTATGTTAAATAAGAGTGACAATTTATAACGTCTGTTGATTCATACATCCACTCGTTAAAATCAGGGTATGGATAGTTATCCCAAACATGCCACCACAAAATAGGACAAACTTGTCTTATTTCGTCTTCAATTTCAAAAAGCCAACTAAAAAATCTAGGATCTGTAAAAATAATCAAAGCGTCAGGTTGTTCATTAAGTAAAACAGAACGCAATAAATTGACGTTTCCAAATCCATCTATAGGTTTTATGTAAAAGTCTTCACATACTTTAACTGTGTTATAGTTTTGATGCTTTATCGCAGCACCGAGCTGAATTATTGTATAGTCACCTGTTTTTAAAAGACCTTCTGCTAAATACTTTGTTTGTAAGCCTACTCCGCTTGGTGATAAAGCGTGATCTGAAATTATTAGTATTTTCTTTTTACTCATTTAAACCTATCTACAATAATCTGTGTTTTTAAATTCACAAAACATACAAGAATTTCTATTTTTTAGAAAAAATTGTTTCTCTACAGTTTTAATCATGCTCCTAACCATTTTCTGTGACTTTTCTAAGTTTTTTGGTCCTGCTGAAACTTTTATTAGTTGACATGATTTTCCTACAGTCTTAACCTTTTTAAGTAAGACAAAACCACACTGGATATCTTTCATTGAGATGTTATACTTAGTTCCCCAAAAGTGTTTATAAAGTATAACTTGTGCTTGTGTCTTAAAGTCTCTTTGTTTATCCAAAGACCATCCCCTTCCATTGGAAGTTTTCCAATCTAACACCCAGTATTTATATTTTTCTTTGTGTGGGACTTTTATTATACAATCGATATAGCCTTTAAACTTTGTATCAATGTTTTCTATTCTTTCATATAAAGCTTCTTCTGCTGATTGAAATTCCCAGCCAGGAAATGTTTCATTTAAAAATTGTGGTACTGAGCTTATACTTGCTTCTGC